CGCCTAGTTCGCGCCGGTAACAAACTGCCTGCCGGCAGCCCTGCGACTCAAATACTTGTTCTTAACGTGCGTCGTTAGGGGGTGATCCCCGCCTGTAACATAGAGTCGAGCCCTAGTTTCAGCGAACCACAATGCCATCGGGCCATCCTGACGGAGTTTCCCGCCAGACTTACCCGGCACCCAAGTCACCAACTGGTCAATCAGCGCCTTCACGCCCTGACTTGAGTCAGGGTCGGGCAAATGCAGGATGTTGTCGCCGTTATGCTTCAACTTGCCGCCCGAAACCTCCGGGGACAACGTCCCAAACAGGCCCTCCATACTCGCCACACCAAAATCAGGGTCGATCTTGTTCCTACCCGTGTAATGCGGGCTGATCTTAATGCCCCGCTGCTTGCAATAAGCCATGACCCGCTCATCGTGATACAACCAATTGGAGTACCCCTGAGCTTCAACAACCCACTCAGTGATCCCATACAGGGGGGTCAGTTCCTCAATGCGCGCCGCATACCACGACGGCAACGTGTCAGACCCCATCCAGGCGTTAAGGACCCAACGCTCCTTAGTGCGCCGATCCACGGCGTACACCAGGATGAACGCTTCCCCAGTGCCGGCAGGGTCAATAGACCCCATCACCTGCATGCCCTCAGCGCCAAACTTCGGGTGACCCCAAGCCCCAGCCTTCAAAGGGCCAGCCTTCCTCCGACCTTCCACGCACCCCCGCACACATTGGGAGCTGAACGTCATGTCGTCAGAAGTTTGCTGCTGCTGCCACACCAAAGCCCAAATCATGGGCCGGTTGTCAGCACGGGCCTCCGCACAAGACGGCCCATCCCATGCGGGATACATGCCATCCTTGTCCGGTTCAACCTCAAGGTTCTCATCAAGTGGCTGGCTGGACTTGGGCCACAGGGTCACCCAGTCTTTAGGGTCCTCCGCGTACTCCAACACTGCCGGCGTGCGCAGCACCGTCCACGGGGACTTACCCGTAATGTAAATGTCGTCATTCAGAACGTGACTGTAGAGGTCCATCGGGGCGACTCGTGTCCCCACCAACGCCACGATGCCTGTCTTGTTACGCGACAAAACCGTTCGGGTGAGCCAGTCAAACTGCTTCGCGTAAGCGTGCGCGTTGTTGTCGTCAATGGCGTCATCGAGGATGACGAGGTCAGCCCGACGACCGTAGATTCCACCTGAGCCGATACCCATTGCGATAACACTAGGGTCCTTAGCCGCCTTGTCCGCAGCGTCCAGGTTCCTATCCGCCAAGTAGATCACGTTGTTGGCCCAACGCCCCTCGCCCCTTTGGGGCTTAAACCCATCAGGCGGGCCATAGGCTTTTTGCAGGTCTATGAACTCAGGGTCCGTGAGCATCGTCTTAATGCTGTGCAAGAACGCGGAGGCGAACTCCGCCGTCTTTGAAATGATCACAATACGCAAGGCCGGGTTGAGACACAGCCGGTACGTCGTATACTCCGTGGTCAACACGGTGCTCTTGCCATGGTGAGGCGGGCAGTTGATCAGGACCCGGCGCGGTGAACCTTTCGTATATTGCAGGGCAGGATGCCACAAGGTGGGCTCCTTGCCCTCCAACACGTCCACCCACAACTGGTGGTGCGGATATGTCTCCCTGCCGAGGTAGCGTTTCCGCCACTCCGCGAAACTGAGGTTGAACACCTCCGGGTCCTCATCCGAACGCACCGCACGCTTCAACCGCACCCTCGACGCGGCGATAGCCTTACTGAACTCAGGGTCCGACCCCTGATAGTTCTCAAACGTTTTAACGGAACGCCCCACCAGGGAGCAGGCGTCCTTCACGGACATGCCCTTACCCACCAGCTCGATCAGTTTGGCTTTGATTGCGGGCACACCTGTCAGCCCCACGATCCTTGTCGCCATGTTGGCCTCAGGCCGTCAGGTAGGCGACGAGCGCAGGGTTGTCGCGCAACACGAGCAGGGTCGGTGACTCGAGCGTTCGGACGACGGACTCCTCGCGCTCGGCGTTCCCCTCGCCAAGGTCGAGCCAGTTGGGTGAACCCATGACGGTCTCGCACATGGCGTGCATGACCTCGTGCCACAGCGTCAGGCGTTGGACATCAGGTGTGGCTGCCGGGTTGACGTAGATCGTGGCCCCGAGGTTCTGAGTGTGGCCGTAGTCGCCTTTGCTCTGGACTTTGTGCTCGACTCGCATCCAGTCGTCGGGGTCGATGGTCACGGTGTAGACCACTGAACCGACGCGAATACTGGCTGGCATAACGATGCGTTGCGCCATACGGGGGCCTCCTCAGACCGTTCGGTTGTCAGTCAAAGGCGATAGTGATGCTGACGTAGTCGCCCTGCTCAACCGCCGTGATCGTGGCCGGTCCGTCATGGGGCACCGCCTTACCCCACGCGCGCTGCCACTTCTGCGCCCCCGAGGGGAGGTCTTCCTTGTGGAAGGTGCGGCTCACGCGGTAGGCCGGTGCCGGACCCATGCCAAGCCGGTGGCGTCTGATCCGGTCAACCCTGATTGGCCTCATCGAGACACGCTGGCAAAGAAGCCGAAGGCGTTGATGCCGACATAGCGGAGGCTGCGGATAACCTGCACATGGGGCCTGCGACTTTGCCACGGCGCGAGCGTTCCGACGACGAGCGGGCCGATCCATGACCGGCGAGTGGTCTCGCCACCCCATGTGCTGCGGGTGGAGCCAATGAATCTCTTGGGGTCACTCATGGGGCCTCCTCAGACCAAACACTATAAGCGTGTGTGTGCTACACTAAAACCATGAACCACAGACCAGAAAAACTCGACACCAAATGGGTACCAGACGGCGGGGCCGGGTGGGCCATCGTCTACATCGCCGGCAGCCTCCCCATCGGCGTCATGCTCCTCACCGCACCATCATGGGGGCCAGCGGCAGGGGTTGCCCTCATCACGTGGCCGTGGTGGGCCACGTGGGTGCGAGCAATCAGACGTTGAGAGCGGTGGGATAGGCCGTAATTAGGGTGGCCTATCTCTCTACCCTGGGCCTACACGCAGTGCACCACGTGTGGTCGTCATGGGGATTCCCTAAGCGCGCCAGGATGCCTCCCAGCGCGGGACCGCTTCGTAGCAAGAGTGGGAGTCGAACCCACAACCTCCGGAGTTTGAAACCGGCGCCTCTACCAATTGGGCCACCTTGCCGTACCGCTTCGCTGCCCGAGCTGGAATCGAACCAACGGGGTCCTGGGTCAGAACCAGGATGGCCTGCCAGCAGACCGTCGGGCAAAACGCTCACTGACCTACGTCAACCCACACCGCATCCTCTGCGGCGTCGCACACCCAGCGGATGCGGCAATGAGTAAGCACGTCGAGACGCCACACGAACACGCGGCACCACTTCCAGCGAGTCAGCACTTACAGGCTGAACCCATCTTCCCGCAGTTCGGGCACTTCTTACCCGGAGCCGGCTTCCCCTTCGCGGGTGCGGTCCTCTTCGGGGCAACCTTCTTCTTCGCAGCCATCAGTCGGTCCTTCCTGGTATGCGGTTTTGAGGTGAGCGCGCCAAGTAACGTTCACGAGCTAGGTTGGGCGACCCGTACCCCTGGTGGTCAACACACAACAAGTCCCCACCGATGATGGTCAGCCGGTCGTCGTTGTCCTCCGACTCAGGTTTCTGCCGGAACAGGCAGAGGCTACAAACAAACACGGGGTCACGCTGGCCGTCCCGGTAACGCTCCTCGTACACGGCGTCCCGCAACCTACTCATTCCCCATCAGCCGCAGCAGCTCCTCGGCGGTGGCGCGCCGGCACGGCACGCCATGCTTCGCCACCAACGCGCGGAACTCCGCAGCACTGGGGGGTTGGGGGTACACCGCTATGGGGGTTCCATCGGCCCAAACAAACCCCGGAGAAGTATCCGGGCCAGGGTCCTCACCCACAGTACAACGCCTACCATTAGCCCACGCCATACCAACGGGATCATAAGGCGGCTCAGGCCCAACACTAAACCCGCCACCCAACGACTCACGCAAGTCCTCAAGAACCAACGCGTCACCAGGACTCGTATACATAACCATCTCCTCAATTGGTTGTTACCCCCATCATACAAGGGTGCAACCTACGAGACAAGCGTCACCCGGCGGGGGTGGTCACCACGACGCGCAAACTAAACCCCCAACGACCACACATTCATGTGCAGTTTCAAAGAATTCGATGACCTAAGTCATCTCTCGCGTGCGCGGCTTAAAAACGCTTTACTGCTTAGCAACCCTCTTAAAAGGGTTGCTGCTAACAAGCGCTTTATGCAAACTCCCTTACGGTCGTTTGCACGCCCGCTTCGCCTTTTCTCCTTCCCACCTCTTAAGAGGTATCGAAACACGCCCGACAGTCCAGCAACAACCCAAATAACCCTGTGACCTGCGGGTTTACCGTCCCACCCCCTGAGACCCACGGGTTATCCACAGGTTTCACCACCACCCCCGCCAGGCCCCAACCCACCCCCACCAACCACCAAAACAATGCCAGCTCCTGCAAAAAATAAATGCCACCTGCTAACGGGGATACTCCGGGAGAACAGACAGAAGACATTATACACGACACATAACCGGACATTTTAACATGATGGGGTCAAAGCAGGCTGGATGTCCTATATTGTATGGTTATTGGGTTATGCCATGCCTTGTTTGTGCTCAGCTCATGCACATGTGCACTCATTGAGTCATTGGCATGCTTGTCTAATGCATGCACGCACATGTAGTACATGCATTAGTACAATGCATAGTGCATGCCTGCCTAATGCGCATGCATCTAGTACGTACACATATCATCACGTAGTACATAGGTTAGTACAATGCACATGCATGCCCTAGTATTGTACTAGGCATTGTACTGGGTAGGCAGTATGGAGGCATAACGCTACGTTCTATAGTACATAAGCGTTAGTTATAGAACCGCAGACTGTCGGGCTGGGTAGTTGTATGGCGCAAGCATGTTGTCAGGCATGGGCGTTGTTGCATGTGGCATATCTTGATGTCAAGATGCATGGCTTCATACTGGAGCCTGTCAGTGGGATGGCTGATGTCAGGGTGTGGCCTGCTGGGCACACACAACGCCGTTATCAGATCGTTACACTAGGGTGCTTGCGTTTACACAATATGAGGAGGACAGTCTGCTGTATGAGCACGAACCGAGCGAAGGGAAACGTCATGTCTGATCGTGTCCGTAAGTCGAGCGTGTACCAGTTCACGGTGGTTGGTTCTGATGCTGTTGTGAGAGTCAAGCCGAACGCGTGGGAGGGGTTCCACAAGGTTGAGTGGTTGCTGCCGGACTTCACCGGTCTGCCGGAGATGTACCTGAGCATCGGTCAGGCTCGCGCGTTGGTTAACGCGCTGTCGGCCGTTCTGGATGTGGTGGAAGGGCACGCGGCGTGCTCCGGCCAGCAGGCGGATGGGTGCACGATCTGCTCAGGCGACGAGTCGTGACCACGGCAACGCTTTGGCAGGTGGGTCCTGACGGGACCTGTACTTACCCTGCACCGTTGCCGCACGTGCGGTTTGCGTTCCCTGTGAGGGGAACGTGCCACGCATGCGGCATGACGGATGTGTGTGGTCGTTTGGTTGGGATGGACACGGCGTTTGGTGCCGTGTCCTGCATGGTGAAATCGGAGATTTCGACAGGCTCGCACCTTATGGTGTGTGCCGGGTGCACGATGACAGGGAGGGCATGATGCATGACGCCATGGCTGTGTGGTTGGCGTTGCCGCTCACACCGTTGTGTGCGTGGTTTGGTTGGTCAGGGTTCCGTATGACCCTGAGAGCGAAGGTGACGATTGATCAGGACTAGCACGCGGGTTCGCACGTCGCAAAGGTTTCTAGACCCTGAGCACGCCTACTAGGCGCAAGACGGCGAACTGGCACGGAAGCCTTGCCGATGGTTTGGCAGCAACTCCGGGGTTCGATTCCCTGGCAAGGCACGCAAGTACAGGTACGCAGACAAACAGAGAGGCTGGAGGCGTGATGAAACGACTCACGATCACCATTGAGGCAGAGTCAGAGGGTCGCATGGACGAAGCCCTGACACTTATCGCACATCAGGTCCTCATCGGATTCACGAGTGGCTTTGACTGCACCGAAGACGAGCAGTATCACTACGATGTCGAGGAGGTCTGACGTGAGCCCGCGCACCGTGTCTTACGTGGTTGTGTGTGGCGCACTTGTGGCCGCGCACACGGGCGCAAACAAACGCCCGTGTGACTTGTCCGAAGCTGATTTGTTGGCCGCGTGGACTGCTGCGGATTGGATTGCACGCGACACCCTGACCGCCGAACTGGAACGCGACGAGGGGGAGTGGATTATGGAGGCGATTTGCCAAGCCAGCACACCTACGGGCTACCACTCCAAGGACATGGTGACCGTAGAGAACGGCGCAGACGAGCCGGCAACCATCCTGTGTGGCTACCATGAGCTGCGCAGGTTGATGCGGCAGGGTGCCGCACAGCGTGCGCAGCGTGCTACTGCTGGTAGTGCTGGCAGTGGTGGCCCTGGCGGGTGGTGGTGACCGTGATTCGATTCAAGGCGACCAAGGTTCGCAAGCCCACGAAACCGCGCACGTGCTGCCCAGGGCACGCCGACCGATGCCGGTTCGGCGTGCCTCACACATGGATGGCGCCGTTCATTGATGCCGCAGGTCACTGGCGCGAGGATGGCGCCTACTGGTGCGACTGCGGCGCAATCTGTGAAGCGGACGTTGGTGGTGAGCCTGTCTGAGCAGCATGGAGCCTGAGCAGCACACACCCTGGTGCGAGTCCAGGGCAGGCACGCAAAAACGCAACACGCTAGAGGCTTGACATGGGCGCAGACAAGCGCACATACTATGAGTACATGATCCTGAATCGCACCAGCGATTGAGGTCATACGATGCAGAATCGAAGATTCTGTCTCGACACAACGAGAGAGGATAGGCAACATGAGTGCACAACCGGAACAGGGGCAGTCTCAGGCAAGCGCAGACGCGCTAGCCTCCTACATGCTTTTCGTTGATGACCTGAGCACTGCTCAGAGTCTCGTGCATCAGTGCCGGCGTGAACTGGACAAGGCGAAGAAGTCATTCCACCACGCACAGATTGCCGAGGAGTTTGCTCTGCGGGCTTACGAGGCCGTGCCGTATGCCGAGGTTGCATCATGAGTGCTTACTGGGATGGTATTGAGGCGGGGCTGGAGCGCATCAGCTCGGTAAAGCCGCAAACCTATGCGGAGGTTTGGGCGATCCTGGACACCCTGCCGGGTGGTGAGGTGTCATCCGGTGATGCGTTCTTTGGCGGTTCGGGCGGGGACTTGTCCCTCTCCGAGGTGTTGTCGAACGCTGGATGGCGTTATGTGTGGTCGGAAGCGTCCTACTACTGGTGCATGCGTTCCCCCGCTGGCGATGTCATCACGTATGTTGAAGGTGACGTTTACCAAGGTGACAGCCGTGCACACCGCGTTTGTCAGATTCCTGATTGCGGCTGCGAAGGGACGTGGCACTCATGAGCGCGTACAAGCACATCAGGGGTCAGGACGACGCACAGGACGTGCTGTACACGTCCGGGCCGATCATGGCAGGCGCGAACGTGCGCGCCGTCAACCCTGGCGGTATCGCCCGTGAGGGCATCTTGCAGGGTTACCGTGGCGGTTTCGCCCAGGTGTTGTGGGTTGACTTGGCGTTCACGCCGGCCCGGTATCATGAGGGTTCGTTCGTGGATGTCACAGAGCTTTACCCAGAGGAGGAGGTGAACGCCTAACGATGGCAGCCAAGCGCAGTAAGGCCCGACCCGTAACCACGCGGGGACCTAGCCAAGGACAAACATTACGAGTCCTTGGCAGGGCAAGTAACCGAAAGTAGGTTGCTTGCACTCAGGATGCAAACACTGGGCGGGCGCTTAGGACAGATGTACGCAGACAAACGACGAGAGGATAGGGAACATGGTCGAACTGGTTCTGCTGGTTGGCCTGCCTTGGCTCATAGTGCGCTGTGTGCGCGCATTTCACCAAGGCTATACGAGCGTGCCGACTGATGCGGTCGTGCAGGATGCCGAGGTGCAGTCATGAGCTTTCAGTTACGCATAGGCCAGAGAACAGAACTACGCAGCATGGCGGACAAGGCGCAACGCGCAAGCGACCGGGCGTACCGAGAACTACACCGGACCGTTTGGACGTCGATGCAGGAGGCTTACGCCGACGGTGTTGAGGACGTGCTGCGCTACATTGTGGGCGATGCTTCCCCCAGTTGCTGGCTTGCCAACATTCTCGATTATGGCCTTGCCGACATGCTCAACGCAGACGAGCGGGAAGATCCGTGCTACTGCTCAAACACGCCGCACAATGTTGGCGGGAATCACTACAAGTGACGGCCGTTCGCGTGTCTAGGCTTTTTCTTTGCTCGAAACTGATAGTGTGTGCACAACCGATGAGAGAAGGATCACAATGAGCGCAACCGCTGGCCCCGCACCGGGGCTTGTCCTCGACTGGGTGACCCCGGACGCGTTTTGGGGGTTCCTGTTCTGTGTGGCACTCGCCGGCATGGCGTGGTGGTTGGTGCGAGTGTCTGCGTACCCGTTGCAGGACGTAGCACCGGCACCCGTGGTGCCGGCTCACCCGTGCGCCCCTCACGGGCACCAGTACCGTGCGCAGCCTGTTACGTGGCGTTGCGTGCACTGCGGCGATGAGCGCACGACCGACGGGGTTTACGACCAGGAGCACGCCGCATAACAACGATGCACAACTCATAGTGTGTGAAACAGGAAGGCAAAACAATGACTGACAACAGTATTGCGATTGCGCAAGCCACGGTAGACAAGGCCATCAAGGCCATTGAGACACTGCGGACCGAGCGTGAAGACCTCGTGCTCCTCGTGGACTACATGGCTGAGAATGACTGGCCCGCCAAGGACATCGCCTACGCGGTGGAGAAGCCGCACAAGTATTTGAACGTCCTCGCTGAGGCCCAGGCTGCGCTCGAGGTGCAGGCATGAACGAATGGCAAGAAACAGAAACGCAGGTGCACCCGTTGCGGGTGAACGGCCGGCCGACAACGCAGGAGGAGATTCGGGCCAACGCCGGCAAGACGTTGGGGTTGTGGCCGAAAGTCACGAGCATGGAGGTTGGGATGGCTGAAACCATCCTCGCCCTGCTGGACTTGTTGGAAGCGAACCAGGACCTGATTGCGTTCCTGACGGACCCCGGTCGCTACGTCACGGGCGGTGAACTGTGAACGCCCTGCGGGATGAGCTGGGTTCGTTCCTGTTCTGGCTTGCAGCCAGGTTGGAGAAGAAACACAAGGACGCCGTGATCCGGTACAACACGCAGGACGACTGGGCGCACATGGGCAAGCCTGCCGTGACAACGAAACGAGAGGATGTGGCATGACGACGCAGGAGTATCAAGAGGCGTATGACGACGACGCTGACCAGGTGCGTTCGTGGCCGGCGCAAGACGCGCAAGAACCCCACTGTGGGCACGTAGAAACGCCTTGCGGGTGTGATAACAGCCCGGACCCTTACCAGGCTTACGACGCCATGCGTGCGCAACGCGATGCGGCACACATTGAGATTGCGTATCTGAACTCCGAAGCAACCGTGTTGTTGGCCGCGTGGGACGAGACCTTGGCTGATCTTGATGCCGCTCGCCGCACCATCGCCCGCATGAACGCTGACGACAGAGCCGACTGCTGGTGTCACGACTGCCAATGCCACGGGTTGCTGCCATGAGGACCGTGACCACAGTCAACTCCGTGTATGACATCAACGAGGCAGACCATCTCATCCGGCGCGTCAAAGGGTCAGCAGACCCAACACCGCGTCAGGGTGCGGATGGTGCGTGGCGTGAGTTCGTGCGGGTTGGCCGTCTCGTCGGTGGGCTGCTGATTGTGTGGGGTGACAACCCTGACGGGTCTGCCGCGTGCACGTGGACCAGCGACGTGGTGGGTGACACTCATGAGTGACGACACGATGGGCAAGCTCACCTACCTGACCATCAAAGCATGCCAGGAGGGTGGCCGGTTTTGGGTGGTGCAGGAGGCTGTCGCCAGTACGGCGCTGGCTCACCCTGAGTGGGATTTGACGGTGCAGCGGTCGTTTGCTGAGTGGGAGGCCGGCGAGTGAGCGTCATGACCCTGCCGCAACTGGGCGACTACTGCGCAGAGATGGCCACGACTGACGAGGACGTGTCCCAGCGCGACCTCTGGGCGTTGCTCGCCACTGAGATCAACGTCTATCTCACAGGCCCCGACCACGACGCACTGCCGGGGCTGTCGTGAGTGTCATGGCAACCCGTGTGCGCGGTAACGGGCTGCGGGACAACCAGTACCGTTGCCAACGGTGCGGCATTGAGCTCACGTGGAGGCCCGACCGCGAGACCCGCCCTGTGTGGTGTTTCGACTGCAAGGTTGTGGAACGCATGGTGTAACCCAGCGCAGCAAAGTGCCCCCCTTGACTCATACACAAGGGGGGCACTGCTTTGTGTGCGTTGACCTATGACACCAAGCGCTTGGCAGCGTCGTCGTTCACGGCCTTAGCAATCGCAGCCACGTCAACCACGCCGGGGGTGCCGCCTGCGGGCAGTGCAGCCACAACCGCCTTAGCGGTAGCTGCGGGGATGCCAGCAACCACCTTGGTGGTCTCGGCATTCACCACGGGGGCGTTGCGGAGTTGCTGCTCTCTGAGCAGTGCGTAGGTGGTGTTGAGGATGTTGCGGTCGGTGTCTGTGAACATGTCGTCCTCCGGGGTTGGTGTGCGTAGTGCGATGGCACGGGCGATGATCGCGGCGCGCTGTTTGGATCGGGGGCCAGCACCCGCAACAGGGTCCGGGCACGTGTGCCCGCCCCAGGCGAGGCCGCCCATGTAATGGGTGCCGATGCCGCGCTGACCAGGAGCCAGGACGATGATGTCGGCGGTGCCGAGGAAGTTGTGCCAGACCGCCAACGTCTCGATCTGGGCGGCCGTGTACGGTTCGTTCGGGTAGCCCTCAACCTCGAAGGCGTGGTACTGCCCGTTGCCCGCAGCCTGCGCCCACGGCTTCATGTCGAGGGACTGGTACTGCTCGGAGTGCCCGTCCTTGGCGATCCACGCCGTGCTGAACTTCCGGTTGGGTGAGACGAGCCCGTTGAAGAAGGCGAACAGGGACCCGTTGGACACGGGCACGTGGGGGATGTAACCCAGCGGCGGGGTGGTGAACGGGCCGGCGTCGGCCCGGTAGGAGATGGGTCGCCACACAGCGCCGGGTAGGTAGAGGCTCATGTCAGCCTCCTGTGGGTGGGTGATGGGCGCCACGCGCACTTTGATCCGTAGCGTCTCGGAGCGGACGTAACGGGTTGCGAACACGCGGGCACGAGCGGTGTCATACGTCGCCGTCTCCTTCGATGATGCGGTCAGCGGTTTCTTCGATGACATCCATGACGCGGGCAGGAGCCTCAACAACCTGCACCACAACTTCACCCACAGCGCGGGCGATGGCCTCGAAAATGTTGAAGCTCATTCGACCTCGCCGGTCCATTCAAGGCGCAGCGTGAAGTTGGTCGTGAACGTCTCCGGATAACTCTTGGGCACGATGCTCAACTGTGCATGCTTCGTGATCCTGTACGGCAAGTCGATCAACTCAAACAGTTCACTGACGGTGACCGTGTCATCTATTTTCAGTTCTCTTGCGTGGGTGATACTCAAGTTCTCACTGACCTTCTTTGGCTCGATGGGGGTCCCGTTGGGGTAATCGCATTTGTCACAACCGCAATGTGTGGTGTACTCGTCCTTGTACTCGTCGCCATCAAACGGGCACTCGCATTTCAATACGCGGGCTTGGCTCACACTATTACTCGCTTTCTTCGGTGGGGCAGTGTGGTACGGCAAGATCGGGGCTAACAGCCAGTCCAAAGCGCCTGAGTCTCGCCAGATTTCGGTGCGCATCTCATTGCATGACTTCATTCGGTAGGCCACCTCTCGTCAATGACCATCAAACCAATGAGGGAGTAGTTGCAAAGGTCCACCAGTGAATCCCTCAAGGATTCATTCTCCGGCAGCGCACCCGTGTCAATCAGGTGATTAATTCTGGCAAGTTTGTCGTGCATGCGGACCCTGAGCCCGTTCAACGGCCCACCGGGCGCGTTGGCAATGTTGGCTGGGCCGTAGTCGGCGTGTTTGCGGAGCAGGAGTTCCAGGCATTCGTCAAACCTGTTGCGCACGTCCCGCTCAAACTCCGACAAGACGGGGGCCGTTGGTGACAGAGTGATGGCACCATTGGTGCCCGAGGTTGCGACACCAACAGGTCCCGAGCGCGCAACGTCACCGATGTAAGGCCCCTCGTAGCAGATGCCCTCCGCCTCCGCCGCAAGCGCAAGGGCCTGCGGATCGAGCCAGCATTCCTTGCATTCAGGGTCGTTGTTCTCACACATGCAATCCAAACCGAGTGACAAGTCGTCTTCCTTTCGCTTTGCGTCCACGCCCGCCCAATCAATCTGCGGCCAACAAGCCCTCGTAATGGCTGATGGCAGTGGCTTTCCGCCGCGACGATCAAAAGACCTCACCGTAACCTCACAGCGTTCAACCCCGTGTCAAACACCACAGACCGTTCAGCGAACACCTCATGCCAGTAAAACCCGAGCGGATGATCCCAGTCGTCCAACAGGACCGCGCAGTCAGCCCAGCAGTCGTCAACCAGCTCAACAATGACGCCCCGACCTGACGTTGCGGGGGGCGGGTACCACACCCCAACCCTTTTGCCCACAACCAGTTCAGCCCTGCTGGCCTCCCACTCAGCCAGGGAGGCCATCAACCCACCTTGTCCGCAAGACCCAGGGCCTTACATTCCTTGGCTGAGACGTACCAATCCTTCTTCAACGTCTTCGCCTTAATCTCCTTCGCCGTCAACTTTGAACGGCGCGTAAACACCAACTCCATCTGCGAGCGGAGCGTTTTCATCATCTCAACCTGATCCGTCATGTCAGACGTGGTGCCCCACGCCATCGAAGACGGCTCATGAATCACCAAATACGACTCCGGGCCGATCACCCGAACGTCACCCGCCTGCGACAACACGGCAGCCATGCTGCCAGCCACACCCCGAACAATCGTCGTGATCTTGTGACCGTCCGCAGACAACGCACGCAGGTGGTCGAACAGGACCCAACCGTCAAACACACTGCCGCCCGGTGAGGAGATGATCAGCGTGACTGGTTCCTTCGGGTACGCTGCCGCGTACCTGCCCGTGCTCATGCGCAACCGTTCCATGGAAACGGAGTCCACGTCCCCGTACAGGCGGAACGTCCCCGTGTACGCTTCGTGCCGAACGGCCGTGTTGTGCGTCAACACGGCCAACTCGTCAACCCTTTGCGCCTCCCGCACCTCAAGCTCAATTTTCGCAACCTCAAGTTGCAGAACGTACTGTTTGGCTTCTTTCTTGGTGAGCGTGTCCGGGTCGTCGGGCAGCGGGGTTTGGGTGAGCGTCTTGTCCTTTTTACTCATTTCACCGCCTCATAGGTTGCCTCGAAGATGTCTGGTTTGCAGGGGTAGAACTCACCCTGGACACCGCGGATGATCCAGTCGCCGGGGCTTGCGGTCATCTCGCCCTCGAGGGTGGGGATGCGAAGGAAGTCCTGTTTGCTGTCGAACGGGTGGGTGTCGGCGTTGAACACTTGACCGTAACTGGTCAACCACTTGGCGACATCGACGGTCTTGCCGTCGAGTTGCATCGCCTCGATGACGACGGGCTTCTTGCGGAACATGGGACTCATTCGTAACTCCGACTCGTCAACGCAGCAGCCTGCGTGTTGGAAAGGATTTTGCGCACGCCAACGCATTCGCAGTCGTCCGCACACTTTGACGGCGGAAACCCGCCAAGGTCGTTAATCAGCGACCTTGTCCCTTTAAGGATGTACGCGTGCACCGTGGAATCGACCACACCCATCAACTTGGCGACCTGAAAGTTACGCAAACCGAGACGATGCTTCAACTCAAGTGCCCTCGACCACGTTGTGTTCATGCTGGTTTTCTTCCACGCTGAACGCACGTCCACGCAAACCGCCAACCACGTCCCAGCCTTGCTCGGGTCGGACTTTTGTTTCTGGAAATCGCCCGTGTCCGTTGTTGGCGGAGCCTCCATTAAACGAACATCCCACACGCTGGGTAGTGCAGCCTCAATGGTGGCCGTGTTGTAGAACGCTTCGTCGGCCACGTTGTAACCAATCGTGGCAGCTTTCTCCCGCCGTGCGATACCGTCCAAATGTTTGGCAATCTGCCCTGTGAGACGGGTGGAGCCGCGCCGGCCGTCCTCTAACCGTTCGGTGACTGCACCAGGGTGCAACACAACCCACAGACACGCCTCCTGGTACAGGTCGGTGTACGTGGTGTAGGTGCGGTAGCGCCGGCTGACCTGTGCAGACGAAATCCGGATGTTTGCTGCGGACTCGTCAAGGATGAGTTGCTGCTCGGGGGTCGTCATGCCCGCAACTCCTTGTATACGCTGTCCATGGTTCCCACGGCCAGATACGTTTCGTTGGGTGTGACAACGTAGACGCACCCGTTGTCCACGGGTGGGATGCCGAGTTCCTTCTGCCGCGCAAGAATGCGGGGAGGGGTTACCGCGTTACCAACGGAAATAATCATCTCGGGGTTGATATAAAACGGGGCCTCAGCGCCTTGTAGTCTTACGAACCTCATGAGACACCGCGCAAGTCCACCGAGTGGTGGCGCTTAGCAGACCGCGACCAAGACTTGCACCCTTGGCACTGCCACTGCTGATACGCACCCAACTGCGTGTACGCGAAACCTTGCTTTCGGAACTCGTGCCCGCCACAACGCTCACACGTCCGCTCATCCGACTCGTTATACAACGCAGGATTCGGCAAACCGTTGATCCACGGCCGAAGAATGTCAAACAGTTTCTCCGTCTGCACGACATCCATTTTGTTGTACTTGCGCATCATGGCCCACGCCTTAGGGTCGTTAGCCATGCACTTCACCCAAAGGGTGTGCCCCTCATGGTGAACCTTTCCCTCAAGCCCGATGGCTTTCGTCACGTAATCCAGTTTGTTTGACACAAACCGGAACTTCTTACGCACCGCCAGCAACAGGTCAACGTTCTTGTACGGTCTCGGCGGTGGCATCCCCGCCAGCAGGAACTCCGTGTGCAGCCACGGCATGTCAAACGAGTTCCCGTTGTAATGAATCACAGCGTCAGCCTCACTGAGCAGGTCGTGTGCTGCCTGCACCATCACGCCGTGCCCACTGTGGAAGTCGGAGTAAAACAGAACCTTCTTCGTGCCATGCCAACGTGCGGCAAACGAGATGACACTGCCCGATTCCATCAACTGGTTGAGGCTGACCGTCTGCTTCCAGAGCCCCCAAATATGCCCGACATTCGGACTACACTCGATGTCGAGAGTTAAGAGTTTGATGGCTCCCACGACCTTTCAACGTAGTCAGCCGCCTTGCGGAGTAGGGCTGGGTCATCACGGAACTTGCCGAGAGAGATATTGCATGAGTAACAAAGGATCGCCCGGACAAAACCCGTGGCGTGGTCATGGTCAACCGGCATGGACTTACCCTCGGCCTGGTTCTCCGTGGTGTAGCAAAGGGCGCACCGACTGCCCTGTTTGGCGAACATCGCGTCGTATTCGTCGGCAGAAATGCCGAACTTGTATTTGAGCCGCGAGTTGCGTTCACTACGGCTCGCCCTCGCCGGGTGATCCTTGCGCCACTGCCGACTGCGCGCGTTCTCAATGGCCCGCGCCGCTGGATCACGCAAACGCTCCTGCACCCGAGTGTTGCGGCAGACCTTGCAGTCGGAGGTGTGTCCGTCCCTGCCCTTGCGACCATAGAAGGCATCCAGGGGCTTCACCACAGAGCATTTGCTACACGCTTTCATTCAGTTCTCGTCCAACACGATGAACGAAAACGTGTCATCCGTACCAAAGTTGATGACCCCGTTCAACGTCAACTCCCTGTCCGGCCCCAACCCCGTCACCCGCCCGCTCGCCCACGGGTAGCCCCCGGCGTGCAGCACCCAGATGTCATCCTTGAGTCTCAGGTCACGAAACTGAACAGCGGTTGCACTCACTGGTTGATCCCTCCGGTTAGCGTTAACGCCCCAACCCACACACTATAAGCCCATGGTACTGTCGAGACAAGCGTCATGACTTCTCACCAGCCAGCATGGCAAGAATGCCCGCCTTCCCGTCACGCACGAACACGGAATTAACGTCCTGGTCTGCCGTCATGGAAATGACTCTCGCGTTCGGGACAGCCTTCGTGAACGTCCCAGCGAACCTCCTGCCCGCCTCATCCCCGTCACACCAAACCGTCACCGAGGAGAAGCCGGCGATCATGCGCGGAAAGTGCGCCGGCATGTTCTCCACACCAGGAATACCCACCGCCGCCAACCCGCAGGCGTGCAAACTGACCGCGTCAATCTCACCTTCCGTTACATGGATGCTGTCGTCCGCCGACACCAGGGACCTGACACTAAACACGCGCGACGGGTAACCCGGCAGTGACATGTACTTGGAGCTGCACCCCTCCGCTTTGCAATCCTCGTGTTCCATGCAACGAAACCGCAGGTTGTAAATGTTGCCTTTGGGTCCGATGTACGGGATAACCAGCCTGCCCTGCAAATACTCCTGACCGCTAAGAGCGGTCGAAACTTGGCCGAAACGGCTGCTTGCCACCATCTCTGCGTCCAGGCCGCGTCCTGCCAAATAGGCCATCAGCTGTGGGCTGAGTTGTTTTTGATACGTGGCTGCCGCTTGCTCTAGCGAAACCTTCTGCGTACTGCTTAGCGGTTGCAAAGTCGCATCCTTCCTTAGCCATGATTAGGTTCCACGAATCGCCTTTAGCCCCGCAGGCGTGACACACAAACCACTGCTCATCAAGGTTGAGAGAGCACGATTTGATGTGGTCGTCATGGACTGGGCACAAACATTTCTGGCTTGAACGGTTCGGGCTGAACACCACCCCGTAATGTTCAAGGCAAGCCGCAAGGTCTGGTTTGTCCTCGCTCATGCCGTCGCCCTGCGGGACACCAACAGCCGGGTGAACCGCTTCGGGTTCTCCCCAACCTGCTCCGCCCACAACCCCAACCAGCCCAGCTCAGGACCCTGCTCAGCAGCAACCAGGTTCGGCCACCCGAAATGGGTTAACCCAGCCTGCGCCCTGCCCAGCAGCCTGTCCACGCACGCCTGCCGCTCGTAATGAGTCAACGCAACCCACACCGCGCGGTCGCCGCCGTAAGCCCTGTCCACGGCAACCGTGTCAATGAACGTGTCGAAAGCGTCCACATCCTTAGCAATGGTGGCAATGAGGTGTAACGCGTTGGACGCGCAACGCTTGTCCAACCGTTTGCCAATAACCAACGGCGGGGTTCCCTGACGCAGCCCGTCAACGATGATTTGGCTTCTGGCCGGTGACGGCAGTCTTCTCAGCACGGCACTCACTATTAGTTGCTCCCAAAGTCGAGTTGGTCCATCTGCGCGTCGAGCACGGCACGTCGGGTTCGCTCGCGTGTCTGCGCATGATGCTCACGGTCGTAGTGCAGGTGGCATCCCTGACACATCGCCTTGAGGTTCTCGGGGCGACAATCCTCGGGCGTGTGGTTCAGGTGCGCCGTGGTCAGGACGACGACGGACCCGGTGCCATAGGCGAGGCGGCCGTGGCAGTTGGGGCAGCGCCCGTCATGGGTGCCACGACCACACTCACCCTCACACTCGCACCGCCAGTCCGCCCGCTCCTTGATGGACGCGCTGATACCTGGCCAGTCCTTCGGGTAGCGCGCCCGGTTTTCGCGGCTGATGGGTGCCACTAGTTCACTGCCGTAAGTTCGGCACGCACAAACCCGGTAGCCGTGTACCCGAGAACCTTCAAAAACTGGGTGTACTCATCCAAACGGAACTTGGTCAGCATGCCTGCATCGTTCTGAACAACATGCCACCCACCGATCTTCGCTACACCGTGCCCCCTGCGTTTCACCACAAGGAACGCCGTGTCCGCCTTCGCATTCAACCGTTCCCGTGAGGTTTCGGCACACCACAACCTGAGCTGCCCGTCACTAGCGTTCTCGGCAGCCGCGCCAGCTTTCACTTCCACGATCAGACCAGGGCAGACCAGGATGTCACCAGCATCTAACGAGCCTTTGAGGGCGCGCCTGTCTGCGTGGGGGAACCCGTTGGCTTGGAGGTAACGCACCACATGCGTCTCCGCTGCCGTTCCGATGTTTTTAGACCTGTTCACCATCGTTGAGCCTCCAATACTTGACGGGAATGCCAGCCTTCTCAGCCAACCGGGCAGTCATCGTGGCGCCCTTGCTCTCGTTGCGGATGAACGCGAGACAAACGTCGGCACCAAGCGCCACCATTTGGCTGTTGCGAATGAACCCAGCTTTCTTGCCGTACTTGTCCCAGTCGGCGGGGTGGGACTCGACCGCCCAACCCAACTCGCGGACATCTCTCTCGGCAATGAAGTCGGCGCCCGTAGGACAGGAACCAGAGACGAGCGTGTAATCCTCATTAAAGGGAACTCGGTCTGCCGCGAAGCGGCCAAGAATTGCGCCAATACTTCCATCGTCGGGCCAGTCTCTGCTGCCCGTCACCAGTATTCTCATCAGTCTTTTGCCCATCCGCTAGGTGTCCAAGTCGTATTAGGGTTATCTGCATAAAACGTGCACCTGTCCATGTCCGCCCACAACAAGTACGGGCGTTGCGCCTTCGGATCATTCTGACCCACCCTTGTTTTCACGGCAGCCAACTGAAAGTCACCCGTCAAAGAATCCAACGCCAATGTCATGATCATGTCCGGGTAGTGGCTGACCTTGTTTTGGATTGCTGACTGCGGTGGTGCCTTCAACGGGTCCTGCCCGTTCGACTCCGAACAGTGGTGCAGCACAAACACGGACGCGCCAGTCAACCGCGCCAGATAATGCAGTTCGGACAGAATCCCCGACTGGCCTTCATGGTCGGACGTGTCCTCAATGTTGATCAGGTTGTCCACCACAATCACTTCCGGCCACTCATCAAAGATTTCAACGTAGGCGTTCAGTTCGGCGTCGATCTGTTTCATCTTGAGTGAGCCATCAAACACGAATTGCAGCTCCGACCCTTTCAGCGTGTCGGAGTATTGCTGTTCCATGACCATGCCGGTGTCGTCGTCGTCAAGGTCTGCGATGATGTCGCGCCGGCTGGTTTGCGTGGTGTGGGACAGGAGCCTGGTCAACGTGTCGTGCGCGCTTGTGTCGGCGGAGAAGTACAGCGTGGGGAGGTTGAGTGCGGCAGCCCACCACAGCACGAACGCGGACTTGCCCGAGTTGGGTATTCCGGCAATCATGGTGAGTTCCCCCTTCCGCAGGCACACCCCTGCCGCTGTGAGGCGGCGGAGTGCGTCTACGGATGGGAGTGGTTCTGCCGCTGCGGCTTTACGCAGGCTTCGGGCGGCTGTGAGCATGGTTGTCCCGCCTTTCTGCGGTCAGTGGCGGGTGTCAGAACGGGAAGAAGTCCTTCCGTGGGTAGTCTTTGAAGTTGATGCTCTGGCCGATGACGGCCAGGGCGTACTCATCCGAGTTCCGGTAGACGATGCCAACCCCGGACAGTGCCGATGAGATAGCGGATGCGTGTTCCCGTGGTGAACGGTCTGGTTCGCCACCGACCTTCGCCACGATGACGGCCAGGGTGCGCGCCTCCTCAAGCGTCAGCACGAGGGTGACGCTTTTGATCGTCTCAACGGGCGGCGCTGGTGGCTGAACCTGCACGCTTGCGGTCGCCATCAGTACAGCGTCCCGTTGACGGCGGCATAGATGTCGTCAGTTATCTTCACTGCCGCCTGCCGCCCGTCTTTGTCGGCCGGCCTCGCTGCCAGGTAGAAGACCAACTCGCGTGCCTCCTGTTCGGTCAGAACCAACGTGAACTCTGATACCACCCTCGTTGTCTTGGTCGCGGTTGCCATCAGGCGTTCACCGAACGGCAACCACTGTCACGCCCAGCAGTACACGAGTAGAAAGCCTTGTACGCCTTCCCCGTGCCTGCGGCGATGCCCGCAGGGCGGAGCACCATGGCCCCGTGCTGGCAGGAAGGGACCGGGCCTGGGTTCGGTGGTGCCTGCTGCACTGCGGGCGGCTGGTAAGCCTGCTGCGGCTGCTGCGTACCAGGGTTCGCGTAGGGACGGTCAGCCCACTGACCGGGGGCCTGCTGCTGCTGTGGCTGCGTGTTGGTCACCTGCGTTGACGCCACCTGCGGCGCAAGAACTTTCACGCCGTAAGCGGCTTCAAGGGCGGTCGCCGCTGACACGATGCCTGCCGCGTTCTCAGTCACCCACTGCAAGTTCTCCTTGAAATCGGCGGCACCAATGCCCGTAACGTTGACGAGGTGCGCGTCATAGCCCTTACCGAGCTTGACGTTAAGCTGGAACGTGTATTCGGTCATTTGGTGCCCTCTCGTGGAATCTTGTTGAACGCTGCCTGTGTCATACCGATTGGTGCAAGAACGCCCGCCTGACGGCGCTGGTCGCGAAGCGCTTTACGTTTCGCCTTCTGTGCTTCATGCGGCGTTGGTAGCCCTTCCGCCCGCAGGAGCCGGTTTGCTGCGGCCCTTGCCTCATTCGCTGCGCGGTTGATGTTCTTGCGAACCTCACCCCTGGCCCACGACCTTGCGCAGTTAGCCAAGTGCCTCGGGTCACCCATCGTTTTGCCCTTGCCGCCGTGTGTGCTTTTCGCGCCCATTATTCTGACGATCCTTTCGGCTTTGGTCTTGCGAATACCACCAGTTCGCTGGGGTATTCGCCGTGGCTGACGATCACCTGACACTCGCGTCCGAGGTAGCGGTACTCCCCAGCAAGTCTGTTGAGGTACTCCACGTCTCTGCTCAGGTAGTAGTAGTTCTTGACTCCCATTACTTCCCTTCCTCTGAAAGTCGTTCCGCCGCGACTTCACAAAACCTTTCGTCAATCTCAATGCCGATGGCTTTTCTGCCCTCAAGACGCGCTGCCACCAGTGTCGAGCCGACACCTACGCAGAAGTCCAGAACCGTCTCGCCCCACACGCTGGACGATTCGATCAGTTGCCTGAGCAACGGAACCGGCTTCTCCGTTGGGTGCCGCAAGGTTGCGCCACCCTGAATCCTTTGCGCATGAATCACTGACCCCTGGCGTAACCGTGCAGCCAACCCCCCGTACCCTTTTGCCCTGTTGGCCTTGGATGGTTCGTAGACGGCGAACGTGATCACCTCATGGGACCTTGACCACGGCAGGGACAGGTCCCCCATGCCCACGATCTGCTTGTCCCATATCAACTCCACCGCTGCCGTCAACGGCGTGCCCTCAAGGTCCGGCCCACCGAACACGTAGGCGTGTCGCCCCCGCCGCAAAGTTCGGCAAGCTGCGTTCAGACAGGCGGTTAGGTCGAACTCCCCGGCGTCCCCGATGATCTTGTCGTGGCCTCCACGGTTGCTTTGATACCCAACCCCGTAGGGAGGGTCCGTGACAATCACATCGACAGAGTCACGAGGAAGCGTGGGCAGCACGTCGAGGCAGTCCCCGTGGTAAAGCGTCACCGTGTCGTCCTTGTAGTATGGTTCACTCACTATTAGTCACGCTCCAAAGTTGTGGCACCTCATGCGCCAACTCCCCACCAAACGCCAAACAATACCGTCGCACGCCGCACGACACGCACATGTTCGTCCGGTTCGGAATGAAAATGTTCTGCTCCTGCATTTTCCGCACACCCGAGAAAACGTAGGCGAGCCGTTCCATCGGCCACTCAGACACCGGGTAACTGGCGGACGTGGCACCGTCTCTTGCCATCCAGTATTGTCCAAAGCGCACATCCATCCCATAAACCTGGTTCAGGGCGTGCGCGTAAATAGCCAACTGCATGCCGTCCTTCGGCGGCCCCCCCGACTTCAAATCCACAACCACCAAACCGGCCGCGCCGGTCATCACACGGTCAATAAACACTTTCACCGGCATGCCCGCAATCTCCACGGTTGCTTCCAGTTCGATTGCCAGTTTGCCGTCGTCGTCCCGCCAAATTTCTAACGGGGAGTTCCTGCGCCAGTTGACCCAGTTGCCCACAAACAGTGGGCCGTTGGCCCGCCACCAGGATTCGTCCTCCTTGTTCGGCCAGGCTTTGGATGGCCTGCCACTGGCCCGCCACCCGTTGGGGTCACGAAACTCCTCCGGCGCTTTGTCAATTTCGGCAGTAATGCAGTCATCGAACGCGTTGACGAACGCCTGTGTGGGGTCCGTTTCTTGTTCAAAATCAATGAACTCGGACGCTTTGTGAACAGCACTGCCACCAACGAGCGCCCATGCTGGGTCCTCCGGCAGGTGCAGGCCGCGCTCCAAGCGCCACGCCTCACCACAACGAAGCATCGAAGAAATTTGACTGTACGACAAATGAGAGGGGAGTTTCATCTCACTCACTATTAGTCACGCCCTCTCCAACGAGTCTCCCGCCAACGATTGCAGCCCGCAGCGGCATGTCCATGATCCACTCGTCCGGCTCGATGCCCCGGTCCATGGCGATTGAGAACGGGCACATGCGCAGGTCCGGGACGCTGGCCTCGCACTCCTGACTGTGCAGGATGTAGACCGTCTCCTCGGCGGAGACTGCGCGTGTGATGTGATCGGTCGCGTGACGCTTCGAGCCGACGATGTGCTCGATACCTTGTTCAACGACTTCACTCACTATTAGTTGACCCCTTCACGGATGAGGATCGGGTCGATGAGGACATCCCATGAGGTGCTGCCGAAACCCTGTCCGTCGCTCCAGTTGAACCGATCCTTGCTCGGACGCCCGCCATAGCGGACGAACTCACGGCGGGTTGGGTTGGTCACGGTGTGTGCGAGGACCTTGCCGTCCCATCCCGGCTCGAGGATGCGTGCGGGTTTGGTCTGCGCCTCAATCTGGTCAGCGAGTTCGTGCACGAGCGCACGGTGCACGTTGTGTTCGGGGAGTCTGTCTGCCACATACCGCAAATCCCCGATGTACTCACGCTCAGCGCTGTCGAGGTCGAGGACGATGAGCGGGCGGGCGTCGGTGATGAAATCAAGGGGAGTGGCGCACATGAGCCCCTGACGCAGCCAATAGGCGGTCAGGCTGTCCATGAACACAGTCACGTCCTTCTGGCCGCGCACGGTCGCCCGGTACAGGCCCGGCTCCAGCGCGCTCACGAGGTCACCCTCCCAAACCAGTCCGCACACAACACCAACGCAACCACCCAACCCAGGCTGAAAAACGACGAAACCTCCTGCAACAAGTACAGGTCCGTGTGCGTGCCACCAACCCTGGTTGTGAACGCCGGCTCGTCACCGGCCGGTTCCAACCCGAACCGGAACATCTTCTTGGCGAACGCGTCCCACCTCAACCCCAGCAGCTCCGGGGTTTCGCCCACCGGGTGCCCGACCGCGCCCACCCACCGGGTGCCCCCTTCCGTGTCCGGTATTTCGTGGACGGTTCCCGTCGTACCAATGTCGTGCTGGGTGGACTGCATTACTGCCCCTTGTCGTTGCCGTCGTGGTGTGCTGTGCGCCATGAAAGTACGCCCGCGTGCTCCCCCCTGTGGGGGAACGACCAAACCTTGCCAAGTCTTTACTGTTTGCCTGCGGGGTGACCGCGTACACACACTATAACCACATGGTGCTGTCAAGACAAGCGCCCCCTGTGTTGCGGGCGTGTCGGCGGGGCGGGGGTGGTCCTCTTTGGCGGTGACCGAACGGTGACTTGGGCACGACCCGATGACCGATGCTTGTCTCGACAGCAGCACGTCGTTACACTGAGAAGCGTAGTTCAACTGCATAGCAGTACAGCAGCCCTTTAAGGGGCTGCTGCTTGAAGCGAAAGCGCTTGTGCTGCAATGCGTTTGGGCCTGTTCTGTGAGAAGCCACAGACGCAAAAAGGACCCCCCGGTTGTGTGCCGGGGGGTCCTGCTATGTGTGGGTCACCGGGTTGTGTGCACCGGCAAACCGTCGTCGTCAATGGTCGGGTCACGAACCCACCAGGCGTCAACCCCGCCACGGCGGGGCACCCGCCAGAAGCCTTCCTCCGTGTCAGGGTCATAGTGGATGACGGCGTCTTCCAGCTCCATGCCCGCCCGCCATTGTGTGATTTGCGGCAGCAGGGACGGGCCGACCTCGAGGCCGGCGTCCAGTCGTGCCTGGGTGCGGAGCATGCGTGCCGCGTGACGGTGGCGGTGTTCCGGTTTGAGGTGCCACGGGATTCCGCCTGTGGCACGGTCTGTGTCGGCTTTGATGCGGCCGGTGCTGATGGCTTGCGAAATGGCGGATTGTGTTACGTCAACACCTTTTTCGCGGTACCATTTCACCACGTCCATTTGTGACCACCCGGAGCGAAGCAGTTGCTCCACCTCCGAGTCGTCTAGTTTCTGCTGTGTCATCTTCTCTCCCTGGTCAACGGTTGGTAAAGCGTGTGTACCTGTTGGTACATGTGAAGGCTATCATAAGCACACACTGGCACACAACTATTATGCGGGTGTAGGATTAGAACCCGCATAACCGCAGGTCAGCACTGTGGAATGATATCGTCTCATGTGTGTGTTGCTGTGTTTTGGCACACACTATGGGGTGTGGTACAGTGTGACCTGCACACACCATAAGGACACAACGGAGGAGGAATCATGGCGGGTTTGCCGCTCACCCTGAGTGACGCCATCACCGAGTTTTTGGCCTACCGCAAAACGGCGGGCTTCCGCCCGAACACGCTCACCGTCAACGCCCGCTCCCTCTCCTACTTTTTGCGCGAAGTCGGAAACCTGCAAGTCAAACACCTTGACGCACGCCACGGTGAACTGTTCCAAGCCTGGGTGATGGGTCGCGGGTACAAACCCAACACTGTCAACAGCCACCTGTCCTGCCTGTCCGCGTTCACCAAATGGTGCCGGTCCCGGCGTTACCTTGGTGGTGGTGCCGACCCGACAGCGAACACGAGGGCTATTAAGGTCATGTTGGAGCCGCGCACCAGGATTGACCCCAAAGACTTCGCAGCGTTCCTTGACGTTTGCTCCACCCCGTTGGAGCGGATCGTTGTCGCGTTGGGTTTGTTCCTGTTCATCAGGTCGTCGGAGATCACAGCGCTGCGGGTCAAGGATGTTGACCTTGACCGGCAGGAGATTCTGGTTCACGTCATGAAAAGTCAACTTGTGGACACCATGCCCATCTGCCAGGAACTGGACACGGAGCTGCGCAGGTGGCTGGTTTGGTATGGGCAGGACATTCAGGCACCGTTGGAGCCGGACTTTTTCTTGGTGCCGCAGCGGCGGCGCCGCCCGTTGGGTAATGACGGGTCCGGTCCGGGGGGCGGGTTCATGGTGTTCAGGCCGCACCACAACTGTGTGCCGGATCACCAGTTGCAGCGTGCGCACAGGTACGTGCAGAAACCTCTCGCCGCGTTTGGTGTTGACCTGCGGGGTGAGGACGGGAAGTCAACAATGGAGGGGGTGCACACGTTGCGCCGGTCTGGTGCGCGTGCCTTGTTTGATCAAATGGTTGATGAGGGTTCGTATGACGGGGTCCTGCGGTATGTGGCTGCCATGTTGCATCACAAGACGACGGTGATGACCGAACGGTACTTGGGGTTGGATGTGGACGTGAAGAAACGCAACGACCTGTTGAAAGGTCGGCGCATGTTCCAAACCCCTGCTAGTATCATTGAAACGTCAGAGAACATCACCACGATCAGAGGAGCATGAGGCATGGCTGTTATCACGAAACGTATCGAGGTGTGCGATGTGTGCCGGCGTGTGGGGGAACCCGTGACCAGGGTGCGTGTCGCGTTCGGTGCGGGCAGGTTGCGCACGTTCGCCTTGTGTGAGGAGCATGGTGGTCCGGTGCGTGAACTGTTGGGTCACCTGGGGGCGGGCACTGTTGCGCAGCCTCCTGCAAGAACGTCTAAGGTGTTGAGTATGGAGGAACTTGACGCTGTGAAGGTGGCTCGTGCGCCGAAGGCCCGCCGCAGGCCCGTGGTGCCCCCTACGGGAGTCTCTTGTCTCTGACCGTCCCTGAACGCACGAATAGGCCCCACCCGTGTGCTGCTACGGGTGGGGCCTTTGTGTGTGTCTTACGTGTTGCTACGCAACCTTCCATGGTGCGTCGTCGCCAAGCATCACGGCGTCCTTTTCGTGCACCTGCCCGGTGAGGGGCAGGTGGTGCGATGATTGGAACCTGCGCACGGCAGCCTCAACGACGGTGTCAAACCTGACCCCCGCGCATCCGATCAGGGTGCAAAGTCGTGCAACGTCGTCACCGTTGTCGCCCACAGCAAGGTCCCGGTGGAACCAGTCGGGGGTGAAGCCGAACCGGATGGATTCGCCAATAGCATTGGCGGTGGTTGCGTCCACCATCCCCGTGACCAGCAACTTGTCAGCGAACTGCACGCCGCGCACGCGAGACGCCGTTTCGGCGTCGTACACCCCGGACAGTGTGCTGGCTCGCAACTTGCGCTGCACCAGTTCAACGTCAGCTCCGACGCAGCCCACGGTGAGTATGCGGGAGAACCAGGACGCCATCAGAGTTTCCGCAGAGTCACTTTGAGGGTGCCAGCGAAGTTCCCTGACGCATCGGCAGCGCGAGGGGAGACGCGGGCAAACTCTGACTGTTCAATGGTGGCGAAGAAGGTTTCACCGTTAGTGAAGTCTTGGCAGTGCAGCACCACGCTGGCTTCCTCCGCCAACTCCATGGCTTGGATGCGCTCCCACGCCCAACCCTTGTACCCGCACTTCACGCCAGCGGCGTCCGTCTCCCTGTCCCCGCAGTTCAGCGGGTACTGGATGAGCCTCTGCCGTTTCGGTGCGGGCAGGGCTTTGATTTGCAGCGACTGCAATGTGGGTCCGGTCAGCCCGTCACCGGAGCAAGTCAACGTGGTTCGGAACGACAAGTATTCGTGGTTGCCTGCCGGTTGCGTCAACCCAATGGAGGTTCCGTCTGTGCCGTTGGCGTTCAATGTGATTAGCCTGACTTCGCTTGCGCCCTCGTCAATGGCGGCAAGGGACACCGTCCCTGCCGGGATGCGTGCCCGAAGGTCGGCAAGGCGGAACGCTTTCTTCTCCGTAGTCTTGTACCGGATGCGCCCGGACAGGATGTACCCGGTGGCTTCCAGCAGGGTCGCGGACTGCGTGTACACACCCTCATACGTGACGCCCAAAACGACACGGTCGGTGGTGCCAAAGAACGCAATGCTGGACGGCATACCGACATCGTGGGTTTGCGCGTCCATGGCGTAAGCAAACCGTAGGTCTTCATGGGGGAGGGGTTGCCCGAGGTTGATGCGGACGGCACCTGTGAGGCCGTCGATTTCTTCCTGCACTGCGGCGTAGATGAAAGACCCGTTGCCTTCCAGCGCCCGCACCGGGTTCGTGGTTTCGACCACGAGCGGGCCGTAGTTGATGTTGCCATTGGTGTCCATCATGGCGACCCTTACGCCCTTGTCCGTGCCAACACCCAAGTACCCGCCAAGGTAGGAGCGCAACGCCATGACCCGTTCCCCGGTGGGCATGACCGCAATCTCATACGCCTGACCGAGTGTGGGCAGGGTTCCGGTGGTGGCGTCCTGCAACGTGAACTTGTAGATGGTGGATTGCGCGCCGGAATAACCTGCCGCGTAGATCGCAGCCGGTCCGTCCGTGACCGCCGACCAAACCCAGTTGGGGTCCGCATGGGTGTGGATGATGTTGGTGGAGGCGATGGCCCCACCAGGGGTCAGGGTGAGGGAGTACAGGGATGGTCCGATGGACGCAATGATCCTGCCTTTAACCCAGTACGGGACGACGGTGGCACCTGAGGCGATAGTCCACAGGGCTGCCATGGCGGAGCCGTTGGTGTCCCCCACGTCGATACCTGCGGCGTGGCCGACGAGAATCTTGGACCCCGCCACGGCGACGGCGGTGAGCGCCGCAGCGACGGTGGTCGTCAGCGTGGATGTTGACGCGTTGGGGGTGCCCGTCCAGACCGCACCGGGTGTTGACCCGTCGAAGTAGGTGCCTGCGGGAGCCCCAATCCCGCCCACCACTTCAAGTAGTGCGTTTGTGGCGGTCAGCATCTGCCCGGAGGACCACTGTTTGCCGGTGGGCGAGTTGGGGTGCACCTCGAATCGCGGATAGGTTCCACCGGTGGCGAGGCTGCTACTCGTCACGGCGACGGTCTGTGGGGTGCCGGTTAGGACGATGTTATTGTCCGGAGTGATGTACTTGACGCCATCATGGAGACGGACGGTCACGGTTAGCCCGGCAGGTCCAGACACGACAATAGAACCGGACCAGAACTGCCCCACGGAAACGGGTGCAGGAGTGTATAGGTAGGAGTTAGTGGACCCATCCATCTGGAACGCCCACCCTGCGCCCTGAACGACCCGCGTGCCCGTGCCACCTGTTGAGACAGTCCACCCGGTTGCATCCACGCCCAGCTTCGGGTTCGGGCACAGGTTCGTGCGGACGAGCAGTGTCGTGCCGCCCGTGTACGACGTGGACACCCCGTCGGCGGTGCGGCGTTTCACAACGCCCGCTTCGTTGGTGAACACCACGTCGGTGCCGTCCGCGAGTTTGCCGGTGGTGACGAAAGCCAACCCTGCTGACGCGCCTGTGAGGGTGGTTTGTTTCAGGAGGGTTGCCTGGTCGCGGGTCCACACGTCAACCCCTGCCGAAGACTCGTAACGGTCTTCGGTGATCAGCTCCGCGCCCGGTTCCCAGAACCGGTTAGCCGAGGTTGAGCTGGCTGGTTCATAAAACTTGACGCCTGCACCGCGATGCCAGGACGCCTGCGACCGAATCCAGTACTGGTCCAACGTTTGTTCGCCGGCCTGAGCGGACACGTCGAATTGTGGTTTCTGGATTGGGGCGGTTTGGCGGATGTAGGGGGTGTCTTTGGCTGCGGTGAGCATGAACGGCACCCCGCCAATGGACACGTCGAACCGGACCCCTGTGGGGGTGTACGACGTTGCAACGTCGTACAGGGGCACGACTTCGCCGGGGAGGGTGCCCGTAATGTCGGGTACAACCGTTGGTGTGTAGGTCATCAGTACCTCACCTTGGGGCAGTCGAGGTCCGGGAGGTCAGCGAGGACGCCGCCCGTGCGCGCGTCCACAGACAGCCATGCGAGGGTCACGTCAGCCTGCCGAAGTCGTCGCGGTCCCTTGGACAGCGAAGATTTGCACTAGGAACCCAGAGGTCACGGCCCACGTGGTACCACCGGCCCAGTAGAGCGTTTTACCGGTACATCCTGATGTCGTTGGTGATGACACGATGGCGGTACAGATCGTGATCCCGTTGATGGTGGCGAAGACGTATGGGGTAACACTGAACCTTCCCGCAGGGAACGTCACAGCGAAGGTGCCGTCAGCGGCAGTCGTTACTTGAGTGGTGTACGTCGCATATGGGGCAATAGGGCGCCAGGTGGTGCCGTCGTACCTCTCCGCGACGTGCAGGTCCAACCGGTACACCTGCAACCCGTCGTAGGGCACAGGGAACTGGGCGTCACGGTCGGCGGCGTTATTGACCGGGACTGGCAGGCGCGGCAGTGCCGTCAGTGGCACATTCGTTAGCGTGTTGGACGCACCATCAATCGTTTTGTTAGTCAGCGTTTGCGCCGTGGCGTTGTACGTCACGTCAGCAGGCAACGCAACCTTAGGCACGTTGGTGAACGTGTTCGTTGTGCCATCAATGCTCTTATTGGTCAACGTCTGCGTGTTCGTTGTGCCAACAACCGCACCCGTCACACCATGCGCAGCAGTCGCGGCCTCATGGTTGCGGGAGTCCTGAAAATCCCTCGCACTATAAGCGTGACGCACCTCGGCACCATTCAAATGCGCCCGCGCTGACGTACCATCCACGCCCCGTGTGACCGTCAACGTGGTGCCGCCAACGGCGGTCACCTCAACAATCTCCTCCGCCGCCAAACCAGGGTCCAACAGGAGGGTGAACGGGGTGGCCGGCAAACCTGTGGTCGCGTCCACAATCAAAGACGCGGCTGCGCCAGTGATACCGCCGACAAGGTGCATCAGGCCAGCGGTTGAGGAGTAGTTACGCGAAGCTGGCATTAGTCAGTCCTTCTTAAAGAGGGGGTCAAGGTCGATCAACTGTCCAGAGAAAAGCGAACTCCGCAGAGGTAGACGTAGATGTTGGTGCCGCCCGCATAGTAGGCGTTGACCACGACAGCACCGGCATTTGTGATTGCAACCTGCGCAACCCCTGCCGCTGGCGGCAACAGAGAATGACTTTTGGGCATTGGGTCGGTATCCCACGGGCAGCGTAAAGACGGTCGTTGATACGATTCCGTTCTTCATCAAGCCGTCGAACGTCACGGTCCCGTCAGCCATTTTCCGGTAGCCAACCACGCTGCCAGGGGTGCCGTAGTTCACCCACGAGTTCCCGAGCGCAGGGTAAACCCACGGCTCGCCCGATACGACGAGCGCGCCAGTGAAAGTATTTTTCGCCCCGTCAATACGCTTATTCGTCAGGGTTTGAATGTCCGTCGTACCAACAACCGCGCCGGTAGCCATCAGCGTGTGTAGTGCACTCGGCAAGGATAATTCTTATTGAGCACGTCACGCTCCTGACGCAACCGCATCAAATACTGCTGCTGCACATACTTCGCCACAGTGATAGCCCCGCCATTCGGGCGAGGAGCACCCATTTCTTCCGCCGCCGCGTACTGCACCTGCAACCGTGACACATCCAAGTTTGGGATCACGCGAACCATTGTCCCCAACACCACAAGGTCCTTAGCCGACGCACTCAACCCCGTCGTGGAAAACAAGTCAGACTCAGCCGAAAGCGTCAACGGGATCGTCCCATACACAACCTGCACGGTGCGACCAACAGGGATGCGCCAAAGGCGCACACACCTGCCCGTAGGAAAATCGGTCAAGTTAGTGCTGTTCTCCGCCTCCCAGCTCTTAATCCGCTCCCAGTTGTTCAGGTAGTTTTTCCACCGCACGTCAAGGATGGCGACAGCTTCCGCAGGAACAGCCCAGCCCGTCTTCAACACGTTGTCGTAAACGAACTCTTGGGTGGCAACGGCGTACACGTCCGGGTACAAAGCCCGAATCTGGTTGTTTGCTTCACGCGCAACCACCGAACGCGGCACTGACGGCGACACCACAACCGTATCCCCAACATCATGTGTGGTAGCGGTTGTTCCGCGCCAACCCCTGCCCTTCGGCAGCAACGTCACAGTGCCACCCGTGTCTGATTTGGTTTGCACCCACATCAGCTCTTGCCCAACCTCGATCAAACCTCGGCCAAGGGTGGTGGCGTCATCAACGGTCAGCACAGTGTCAGTCAAACCAACAAGTGAGGCGATGGATGTCACCTGATCAGGAGCGGCGCTGTAACCTTGAAGGTTGCTGAGAACCTCCTCTAGGACATCGCCAAAAGTCGTCGGCATTTACTTCTCCTTGGTGTTGGCTTTGTCGCTGTTCGGGAAATGCAGGATGTGCCACAAGTACCAGCCGGCGAACCCCAGCCAAGACACGGCGAACGCCCACTTGCCTTGGGTGGTGGACACGTGGAACAGGTCGCTGGTCAGTTGGCTGATCGTGTCGTTGCTGGTGAACACGCCGACACCTTCAATGACGGCGACAACACTTAGCGCCGCGAGTAGGGCGATGCGACCTTTAGGCACGTTTAGACATGTCAGTGGATGATGTAGTACAGGGCACCCAGGAAGGCCGCCACGCCAGCGGCCCCGGCGTACAGGTTGCCCTTGGTCAACTCCGCGCCACGGTGATCAGACACGTAATCCACCAAGGGTTGCAGTGATGTTTTCAAGTCCCCGATGGCCTGTGCCACACCCGCGTTGGTGGCGTAGATGCCGGACTCGCTCAGGGTCTTGTCGCGGAGAGCGTCGTTCTGCAACTCTTTGAGGGACTGCGATTCTCTGGCCAACTGGAGTGCTGCGAGGTCGGCGGTCTCCTTGATCTTGAGCGCCTTCTCTTTTTCGATGTTGACCTCGGTGTAGCGGCGGTCGCGCTCGTTCCCGAATCGGATGTCAGCCTGCCGTAGCGCATCGACGTGGCTGGCGTACGTCTTTGCCCAGCCGGGCGGGTCTGTGTTCTTCGGCATTGTCAGCCCCTCTGTTGGGTTGTCAGGAAATCGTTACAGGCGTGGGGCCGCGCTGAGCGGCCAACGTTTTACGCCACTCAGCCTGTTCAACATTAGAAACAGTGCTGACAATGTAATCAATAACGAACTGTCGAGCATTCCCCACCGACACATCCGCATAACCACCCGCATTACACAACGCCGCAGTAACCCGCACGGCATCGGCGTCGGGTATGTCAATAGTAAATGTTGCCATTACAGGTCGCCCCGGTAAGGTTTCCCAAACTGGTCCGACTTATCCAAAGCCGCACGAATGTCTTTAGTTTGTGTGCTGTCAGGCTGAATGCCCTGCGCCACCGTATCCCCATAAAGATTCGTTTCCTTATCAAACGCCTTCTGCCTCGTCATGCCGAAACTCGGAGACGTGGTTTCCAGCCCGATGACAGCCAAACCCTGCTGACGGAGACAGGCACCGTATGACGAGTGGGGGCCAGTTGTGCAGGATGATGCGCAAGACACGTCAAACCCCCGCAGGCGGGCCGGACGGGGCCTTAACGTCCACGTTGGGGACACCCCACACCAACACCAGCGCCGCGAGCGTCACAGACGCAACCTGAATCCACTCACCCGACGTGACCACACCGTCAACCGAAGCAACCTGCAACGCGCCAAGGCCCGCAACAAGCGCACCAACAATGGACTTAGCAACACTATTGAGTTTCATCATTATCCTCTACAGTTTTGGAATGAGTGTCGCCAAGACCCAAAAGAAAAGACCTGCGGCGACAATGTTTACGCGACCCGATGGAATACCACCAATAGCGGCGAGGGCAAACAGGACGGCGGCAACAATAAGACAAATAAGGACGAACAAGGCGGAGCCTTTCTAAACAGTCGTTATGTAAGCGCCGTAACCGGCGTTAGTCAGATCAGTAACCTCGGCGTCACTAATGTTGTAAGAACGGCCCCCCATGTAAAACGCTGAACTAAACTTAATGTCATCATCGTCCGCGTCAGTTTCCTGGGTGTAACCACCGGCGGCGTCACGGATAATGCTGTACCCGACCTGACACCATTTCATCCGGCTAAACAGATGCGCGGCACGACCGGGATGGTACTCGTTATAGGTCCACGTGGGTGGTGTAAACACAGACGCCATCGCAGGCTCCTAACGGAAGATGGTGCGCCTGTGGCCCCACACTATGAGTGCGAGGCCACAGGCGATACTAACTACTATCAGCCCAACGCCGCGAGCAGCGAGGCGGAACCGGAGTAGTTGATGACCAACGACTCGTTGCGGAAAACCTCGAAGTCGAGGTCGCCGTACCACCCGATAGGCTTGAAGCGGTTGAGGCGGTCAATGACCGGCCCAATCACAACATTCGGCTCAGTCACAACCGACTCGGCAAGGGCTTCCCTGCCGAAGAAGTACGACCGGGCGACAAACGCGCCAGTCGCACCATCCGCTGCAACACGGGTGCGTGCGTTCTCCACGAACCTGGCACCCTCAAAGGCACCAATCTCGCCGTTCCAAATGTTCTCCTGCGACGCGCCGTACTCGTTCGGCTGACGCCAACCGCCAGAGCCGGTCTCCTTGCGCAGTTCGTAAACCACGCTGGGGTGACAACCCACAGCGTACAGGTCCCCGAACCACGGAATGGACTGGTTCACGCGGAGTTTCAGGACGGACCGGCGAACCGCGTCAGCAGACAGCACCGTCGTGGCAGTCGTGGTCACAATGGACGTGGCCGCACCCGAGAACTGCGTGTTCGTCGCGTTAGCGAGCTTGTCCTGAATGAGCGCATCCACGGTCTTACGGCAGTGATCCGCGACCACGCGAGCGATCACAGGGTCAATAGCAACCATGGTGCGGTTAGCCAGCTTGAGGGTCCGCACGGTTGCGGAGCCATACTCAAGCGGGGTGAGAACCACTGGGATGGTGGCAGGCACCTTGATCGCAGCCACATCGACTTCCTCAAGGAGAGGAGTCTTCGCGGCAGCGATGGCCGCCTCCGAGAAGTACTGGTTCAACTGCAACGTCTGCGAGGAGCCAGTCATGGGGACCTGTTCCGGGCGAGTGTCAACAAAAGAACGGTACTGCGGGAGGACGTTGAGCGCCCAACGGAACAGCAGGTCATAGGCCGGCTGGACCGTGTTTGTGGAATAACCACCAGCAGTGGCGATGCTAGTAAACGCATCAACCATTAGTCTTGCCTTTCAGTCTAGTTATTTGACGATGTGCAGGTCTTGCAGACCCTTCACAACGTCTTCGAATGAGGTTGCGTTCTGACCCAGCCGGTTGATGGCGTCAAGTTTCTTGTCACCACTGATGAGTCCCGGTGCCGCTGAGGCTTCCTGGTTTTGGACTCTTGCCATGGCGGCTTGAAGTTCAGCCATTTCCGGGCTAACATCCTCGTCCTGTGCGGGTTCCTCACTTGAAGACTCGTCGCTACCCTTTGTGGGGTCGTAGCCGATCAACTTTCCGTTCTCGGCCAGCCACGAACTAATGCCTTCATCGGTGGGGTCCACGTCTTTCAGGAACTTGGACACACCTGGGTCAACGCCTTTCGCCACAAGTAGGTCGGCCACCGTGCGGGTGTTGTTGACCGTGGTCAACTTGCCCACTGTTTCGTTAGCAGCTTCCAACGCGGCCAGTGCTTCCTTCAACTGTTTTCCCTGCGACTTGTGTGCCGCTCTAAGCGTGCTCATCGCGTCACCGGAGTTGTCGGCGTACTGGTCGTTATCGTTTTCGTCGTCGAACATGTGGTTTTTTCTCCCTGTTTTCTGGTGGTTTCGGCACCCACAAACTCACAAGGGGTAGTGAGGTTGGCTGTGCCTGACGGGCTAAATACACTCCGATGGGCCGTCACATCATCGGTAGGCTTTTTGGGGATAGTTCGGCAGGGGGCGATAGTACGAGTGGACACGTACTATTAGCGGTTGTGTACTCTTAAGGAGTACGAGACGCACGTTTTGGGAAGTTATGAAGGTTTTGCTGTCACACGAAAAGGGCGGCGCAAGCGTTAATGCCGACGCCCTGCCCCGGTGTGCCCGCAAGGGCGTTACACACGCCGTCAATGTCAAGGCCGGACGTGCCGGCTTTCGCGTTCAGTGCACCCACCAGTTCCAAACCGGTGGTGCCCGCCCACGCGTTCGCCGCACCGGCCACATCAAGGGTGGTGCCGCTCACACGCTGCAACGCGTGTTGAAGTTCCTCTGAGGCCACGACTCGTCCTTACCTAGACTGCGTTACTCTGAGACAACGCCGTAGAACCGGCACCGCCCGAACCGCCAAACGCGGCACGCTCCTGCGAGGCCAGCTTCTTCACCTTCGCCGTAGCGGTGGCGTCAGACTTGAACGCGGAGTCAATCAAATCCTGCTGCGACAAGTCCGTGCCGTAAATGCCCGTCAACTGCGCGGCAGCCTTCTGATCCGCGCTAACAATCCCGAACCCTTGCGAAGCCTGGTCCGCGCTAATGCCCCGACCGGCCAAATCCTCAGACACAAGCTGGCTGACACCGACACCCTGCGTTGCGGCTGCGCCGCCAATCAGGGAAGCCTCATACGCTTTACCCACCAGGGGTGCCGCCCTCTTGGGGTCGAGCGCGTAGGCGATCATGTCGCCCTGCGAGTAATACTGTTTGAAGTAGGCAAGTGATTGCGGGTCGCTGCGGTTCACAAAATCTGATGCGGCCTGCGCCCGTTGGTCCATCTCAGCGGGGGACTTGTCCGCCTCAATGAAAGACTGAAAGTCTGACGGCTGGTCGTAAAACGTTGCGGGGAGACCCCACTTGGACATGACCTGCCCGTAAGATTTCTCCGTCGCCAAATACTCGGCAGGGGAGAGGACGGACAGGCCAGCCTTAAGGCGGGCGGCATTGCCGGCGAAACGTGTTTTGTACTCGGACGTGTCTTGGAGCATGATGCTCGCAGTGTCAGCCGAATACCCGTTCTTGATGTACGACATGATCACGGGGGCCAGTGACCCCAGACCGTAAGACGTGAACAGGGCCGTCAGGGCCGCGTTGGCGTCCTTCTGTGGGCCAGTAAGATCGTCAGCGAGTGCCATCAGCTCTTAACTCCCCAGTCTTGAAGCACTTGATGCCCCATAGCCATCGCACCGTCCTGAGCCTGCTGCGTCTTCATGTACCTCGGGTCGTTCCGCAACGTCTGCTCATAATCCCAAACCGGCTGCGTCACCGCCTGACCCGTCTTCGGGTCCCTACTTGCCAACGCCGACTGGATACTCTTATCCGTCAACGAAATAGTGTTCGGGTTCAGTTCAAGAATCTTCGCCTGAGACTGAATGTACGGGTCTGCAATCTGTTGCACCGTCTCACCCGCCTTCAACCTGTCCGCCAAAGACGGGTAACGGGACGACGCCTGAGCAATCAGGTTATTGCGCACCTGGTCGGGGGTTATGTTTCCCAGAGCGGACTGCGCAATCCACGAACCCAGCGTTGCCGGCGGAAGGGTTATCCCATACTGGGCTTGCATCTGGTTGTACTGGTACTGGTAGGTGGCCGCACCGCCCGTGTACTGGGTGCCAGTCGGTTTGATGTAAGCGGCCATGGCCTGCTTGAGCTGGTCGCTGTTCCACCCACCCATGACCGAGCGGATGCCAAACATGTTGGCCTGTGCGGGGGAAAGTTGTGCGCCAATACTGCCAGCCATGTTGACCGACTGCGCGGCACCAGCCGCCACCCTCGCGTTGTACGTCGCCGGGTCAGCCTTCTGCAAAATGATGGCTTGGCGTGCCGTGTCCGCGTTGGCCTTAAACCACTTGGTGTCACGAACCTTCGCCACAAAGTGGTCGGTCGTCCACCCGCCACCGGGACCCGTAGCGGTGGCTTGGGCGAACAGGGCTTTCAGTTCGGGGTCGGAGTTGATGACGGCCAGGGACCAACCAAAGTTCGCGGCTTGGGCGGCTGCCGACTGGTCATACCCTGCACCCGACGCTGCCACGGGCGCGGTCGCGGCGGTCGTGGAAGGGCGGGCAGAACCGCCACTAGAAGGTTTAGCGGCCGGCCTGCTGGCCGCAGGCTTTGCAGCCGACGCCTTGGCTGCGGCTGCCTTCGCTGCGGCTGCCTTGGTAGCAGCAGCTTTCGCCGCAGCAGCACCGCCCCCGCCGTTACCGGTGGTTTGCATCAGGAATCCCTACCCATCGTCACTTGTAAAGACCGGAGATGCTGACGCCCCACGCGCCCTCATTCGGGCCAAGCGCCCGCTCACGAACAGGCGTACCCGTCTTAGCGGCCTCAATGATCTGACCGTTACCCTCATACAAGGCGATGTGCCCACCGTCACCGAACCCCACAAGGTCACCCGGCTTTAGTTGATTTAGCGGAACCCTTTGGCCCATTTGCAACTGGTCGTAAGACAACCGGGGTGCGCTGATCCCGGCACCCGCAAGGGCGTACTGAATAAACCCGGAGCAGTCGAACCCCACATCGTTGAAGTTGCCGTGCGCCAGCGGCGACTTTGACGGGCCGCCAGAGTTGCCGCCACCAAAAACGTACGGCGTGCCAAGCCACTTCTGCCCCGCCGCAATAGCCTGCCCTTGCGCGCCCGTGGCGGCCCCTGTGGGGCCAGTGGTGGGTGGTGGGGGAATAGTGCCCGCAGTGGGTGTTGGTGCGCTGGTGGGTGCTTCTCCGAACGCCTGACCCCCATTGGTGCCAACCGCGCCAGCGCCAGAACTGGTGAAAGCGTCAATGCCTGGTGCGGACACGGCACCAACCCCCGCCGAACCCGGCATTTGCGGCTTGGCCACAGGCTTCACCGTGTTGTCCACGGTCGTCACAGGCACGGCGGCAGCCGACTGATACGACGTGCCCGGTGTCCCCGGAAACCCCATAGACTTCCCGATGACCTCGTCCACGTACTGCCCGATGGGCGGGCCACCCTTTTGCGGGTTGTAGTTCAAGTTCAGTGCAGGGTCACCTGAGTACCACGCCGAAGCTGCGCCTCTCGCGCCCCACTTCGTGTAATAGTCGCCCAGGACCGCCTTAGCCAGGGCCTCCTGCTTGTACGGGTCGCCCAAGAACTGTTGGGGCGTCCACTGGGTGCCCATATACTTTTGCGACCATTCGGCGATGTTGCCAGGCATGATCTGATACTTCCCGAGCGCGCCGGAACCGGGGTTGACGGCACCGTAGTTGCCGCCCGACTCCTGCTGCGCTATGCCGTGAAAGAACTCATCGAACGACGGCCCACCACCGCCGTTGGTGGCGGTCGCCATTAGACGGCCGCACGAACAGCGTTGACCAGCGCGTCATAGAAAACAGTGGCCTGTTGGTTCTTCGCAACGTCAGGAGAAGCCGACGACGCCTGCTGCTCAGCGGCAGCCTTCTGGTCATAACCACCAGTGGTCGTGTTCGTTTGAGCCGTCTGCTGCCCATTCACGTAAGAATTCACAGAGTTCGTCACCGTCGGGTTCGCCGCAGCAACCTGATTCAAACCGTGCTGGTATGTGGCCTGCTCACCGGCAGTCGGGTTCCGCCCCAAAAGCTGGTGCAACACGTCCCCTGTCGTAGCCGACTGGGACTGGTCAATGCTCGTTGACGTGGTCACCTTGTCGCCCGTGTAATGGGCGGCAGCGTCCTGCTGCTGCGCCAACAGGGCACCGCCCATATTCTGTGAAACCATCTTCGCCACCTCAAAAGGCGTCACCTCGGTACTGCCCCCGGTGGCGTCCTTAATGTTCACGGCCCAACCGATGGCGGTATCCCACGCCTTACCCAAAGCGCTGGCGTCGTTGATGTTGGCCGCAGTGATTCCAAGGCCGGGGGTTTTCCGTGCAAGCTGACCCCACTCGTGCATCATCGCCGGGTCCATCAGCAGGATGCCGAACTGTGTGGATGCGTCATTCGCGTTGTACTGCTCAGGGGTCGTCACCTTCGACGTGGAGCCAACAACCTGCTCACCGTTGGCGTCAATACGGCGGACGGCCTCTTTGTGGTTGGCCCGCCACAAAGGGATCGTCGTACCCGCCGCCGCCTGCTGCCCCGCCGCGCCAGCAAACATCGACGCGAAGCCGGCCGTGTCCAAAACCTGAGGGTTGCCGCCGGTCGCCTTCGCCTTGTTAATGCCCGCCTGAATGGCCGGGTCGGTTGTTGGCATGTCAGGCTCCCGTCGTAGGTGTCAAGTCGTTTTTGAACTCCGACTCAAACAGTCGGGACCACGCCTGCTGAAACACGATGTCCCCAGCAGCCAACGACTGCCCGTACTGCCACAACGAGTAACGGTTAGCCAGTTGGCCCGCCGATGTTTGCCAAGCCGTGACACCCTGCAACTTGGCGTTATCCGCCAACGCCTGCCGCGCAAACAAGTACTTCGCTGTTGTTGCCACGTCAGGACGGTCACGCAAAGTGGGGGGAGGGTTCTCCACCATGCCCTGAATCTGCGTGATCTGCCGTTCACGGCGGTTGCGGTCCATCGTGGACTGGTCAACCTCCCACGCAGGGAACTGCTGACCCAACTGTGCAATGAACTCGTTTTTCAGCACACCCAACTGGCCGGCGTTCTTAGAACTCAACGACTTGATCCCGTTATCCCGCATGTACAAGGCCATGGCCGAATCAAAGTTGGCTTTCTGCCCGTACCCCATAGCAATGTCCTGCTGTTGGATCAGCTCAGTCTTGTTGTACCGACGCCGCAAACCGGCAGTCATCTGCTGGTTGTACGCCGACTGTGAGAACGTTTTGCCCGCCTGATCCGGGTCGCCAAGGTTCGCCAGAATGTTGTCGGCCCCAGCAATCCACCAAGCCGAATCAGGGTTCGCGTCCATCAGGGTGCGGTTCTTGTAATAGTTGCTTGTCGCATTAACCGTCGCCTGCAAGTGACCGTCGTTCACACTGAATGACCAGTTCAGCCGTGACGCGTTCGGGTACATGGTGGCAAACACCCCACCGGGGGTCAGCCCTTGAGCCGCAAGAGCGGGGGTCATCGCATTCAAAGCGTGCATCTTGTCCACATACAACTGCCCCTCAGGGGCCGCATTGCCCGAAATGCCGATACCGAACGACATTGACGCCGAAGCCAGTGCGGCGGCACGGGCACCCGAGTCAGCCTGCCCCTGCATGGCAACCAACTCAACCTTGGACGGGTCCCGCCCACCATTGTCTGTGCGAAACTGGGTGATCAGGTTGCCGTACCGTGTGCCGAAAGCGTTGGAGTAAACGTTGCCGAAAGACAGCGGCGAATCCCCAAAAATGGCGTCCGACAGTTTTCGCATGTACGACGGCAACGGTGACCCGATCAGGGAGTTCCAGTCAGCCTTCGGCACCCCGCCCTGCGGCAGGAACGTCTTGTTCACAATGTTGTCAGGGTGCTCGTTGATTTGCTTCCACAGCCAGGCACCAGGCCCGCCCATCTTCGTCAAACCCCAACCCACCAACGCCGTAGACCCCAGTTGAACCAGTGGGCCAACACCGGGGGAGAAGGGCACGTTGCCCTGCTGAATCGAGTTGAACGAACCAACGTTCGCCCGCAACGACTCCAACCCGCCAATACCATGCAACGGAATGTTGATGTACTTGTCCTGCATCCCAGTGCCATCCCACGCCTGCGTGGGCTTACCGTTAGAGTCAGTGGTCACATGGAACATGTCACCGATCTGCGAGTAACGCATCAGCTTCCCGGCAACCGCAGGGTTGTCATACATGAGCCGACCCCACGAGGTCATGGCGTCTTCCCACGGGGCGAAGAACGGGCTGATCATCCCAGCCACACCATGAATGCCCACGTTGCGGTGAACGTCGTACATGTCACGGCGGGTGTCGTTGAGGGCACCCTGCATGCCGAGTTGGTGAATCTGCTCAAGTTCCTTATCGCTCAGAACCGTGCGACCCTCCGATGTTGCCCGGTCAATGTAGCGGGGCACCAGTTCGCGCACGTTCGCCCGGTACAAGCCGTTCACCATCGGCACGCGGGCAAGGTAAACGTCAGGGACGTTCAGCGTGTACTTGTAAAACTTCTCGATCAGACTCGGCCCGACATCGCGGAACACGTCCGGCCCGAAGATGGGGAACCTGGCCCCGCCACGAATAGCCGCGTTAGACATTTCAGGGGTGACATCCTTGGCGCCAACAAGCAGGTCGTATGCCGCCTGCGTGGGCGTCATCGAACGCACCGAATCGTTGAGTTGCGACAGCCACGACTTCATACCCTCATCACCAAGGTGCTCACCACGAACCATGGTGCGAACCTTGCCGACCTTGCCCTCAACCGTCTGACCCTCAACGTCGCGTGGCAGGGACAGTCCACGGTACTCCGCAACAACCTTCGGGTCCGTCAGGTACGACTGCACAACAGCCTCATCCGTCCGCTCAGGGACGGTCAGGGCCTCCCGCTCCATCAACAGTTTTCGTGCCGTAGGCGAACTGCGCAACACGTTCGCTGTTGCGGCGTGCTTCTCCGCCCAGTGCGCATCATCCGGTGCGACATGGTCACTGCCATGGTTGGCGTCAACGCGCATGCGCTTCAAGTCTTGGCTCATCTGACCCAAGTACATGTCAGACGCGGTGCCACCACCCTGAGCCTCAGCCTTCACAACGTCGTAGTCCATGTTGGACTTCACCAGGGCAAACTTGTAACCGTTGACATCAAACTCTTGTGCCGCGTTGGAGAACTTGTTGGCATGGCCCTGCTCGTAGCGGGCCTTCGCCGTCTCATAGCCCTTGATCGCGGCCTTGCGCACGGGTGCCTGCGCAGCAAACTCTGCATTGAGCCCGCGCAAACCAGTCGGCTGGTCATACACGGGAGTGTCGCTGCGCTTCGCAGCGGTGCGGTCAATCGTCCCGTCAGCCTTACGCGGAGCCTTACGGCCCACACCCAACGGCTTACCGCCACTAGACGGCAGGAGGCTTCCACGTTGACGCTGCTCAAGTTCGACAGCCCGCAGTTCAGCATCGGCGTAAAAGTTGCTCAACGTGTGCCACTGGCCGGCCTTACTGACACGCCCCTGCCCCATCGGGTCAAACGTCACACCAGGCACACCAGACTCAAGGTTCCCACCCATCGTCGGCTTCGCCGGACGCGGGGTTGGCATGTTGTGAATCTTTGTGGCAAAGTCCCCCGCCAGCTCCGCAGACCTGTTCGCCTGCATGGTCCGGTCCATGATCTTAAACGCCTGGTCCTCACCAGCCGCCGTCATCATGTTGATGCTGGCCTGCGCCCGGCGGGCACCCTCCTTGTCCGCAGCGGTCATCGTCATGCGTGCCGAATCAAACGTGTTCAGCAAACCGTTACCGTGGTTGCGGGCAACGTTCAACGCACCCGTCAGGGCCTGCATCGCCATGTTCTGTGCACCAATAGTGACCGACGCACGCAACCCCGTGTCCTCGAGGGCACGCACAGCCAAACCCGGACGCAACAGAACAGCATGCTTCCAAATCTTGTGATACCCGGCAATCCACTGGTACGAGTTCGCACCAGCCTGCGTGGCAACCCTGTCAAGGGCGTTCGCACTGGTGATCCGGTTCGCCTTATAGAAACTGTCAACGGCGTCACTCGCGGAACGCCAGTCCCACAAGAACCGTGTCGTCTCCAACTGTGACGCCATGTGCGCCGTCTTCAACACGGTGTCCGCGCCGGTCAGGTCACCAAGGTGCGTTTCCGACTCGCCGGCAGCCTGAGCCTTCTTCACGGCCGCCTCGGCGTAAGCCCGACCGCCATTCTTTGCCGCGTTAGCGGTTGCCACCAGTTGGCGCACATTCTCAGGGGTCAACTCTGCACCACGGTGGGCAACGGCTTGCGCACTGTAATGCTCCGCAACCTTCTGCAAAAGCGCGTCATTCACGTTGTCAACAATCGCGCCCCGCTCAGCAGGGGTTGCACGCAAATACGACTCAGACGTGGCCTCAATGTACGCAGGGGTGAAAGCGTCAACCCCGTCAGTGCCGCGCATCTTCTGACTGAACTGCCTCATCGTGCCCATGAGCTGCTTGTTGCCCATGATCGGGTCAGCCATGTGAATGCTGCCCGGTGCGTTCGGTGTCACAACCGAGTTCACGATGCGAATGTTCAGCCCTGACGCACCATCCTTAAGAAGGTGCTCATCAAGGACATGCTGGTTCAGGCCAGCCTTCAACTGCTCCAACGCACGCGGCACCACCATGGTGCCCTCATTGGTGCCCGGAGCCGCCGACGTGCGAAAACTCACTTCTGCCCCGCCAGGGCCACCATGCTCAATGGTCTGTTTGAACTTGCGAACGTCCTCAACCTTGGAAGCGTAAGCCTTCAACTCGGCTTGCTGTGCGGGGTCGGTGTAGTGGGCGTCAACCCACTTGTTCATGTCCAACGACTGAATGCCGTTAGCCTCAACGTCGTCCATGACGTTGCGCACCAGGGTGAACTCTGACGGGGCCATGGATGTGCGGCGTAGTTTCGCCGCAGCCATTGGCAGGTTGTCCGCCAACCACTTCATCGCAAGGGGGCCGTTGGCGGACGCAAGGAAAATGTTGGTTTGCGCCGTCGCACGCAATGTAGGGTCGGTGATCTTTCCCGCGTCAGCAATCAACTCAGCCATCACTGGTGCCGCCATGCGGGCGGCATCCGTACCCTCACCATGGGTGGGGTCCAACTTGTTCAGCACGGAGTTGAAGTTTGTGTCGTTTCCGAAACGTTGAGCCATCGACGCTTGAATGCGCCCCACCTGAGAGGCGTCATCCAAAGGCTTGCCGACCAGCGCACGTGCCGTATTGCCAAGGTTGCCAGTCGGCAACGCCGTGCCGGCAGCGTCGGCGTTGTTAAGGGCGGTAGCAAGCCGGTCAGCGTGCATCGGGTCAGCTACATAGTTAGCGGCACGGGAAGCCGCCGTCAGTTTGCCCCCACCTTTGGTGGGGTCGGCAAGAGCGTACCCGCCGTAAGTGATAGCACCCGCCACCATGTTGCCGTACCACGTGGAGTCCAGCGCCTTGTGCAAGTCCTTGAGGCCGGACGGGTCCGTCAACACCGACTGGTCGGCCATTATCGCCGCACCGAAATCAATGGGGTTCTCTTTCGAGAACGCCATGTCCCAAGCCTTCTTGTTCAAACCCTGCTTCATAAACGCAGGATCGTCACCGGCAGAGTTTTGGGTAGTAGCCAACGCCCCATACGTCAGGAGGCTGCCAGCCTTGCTGAAACCCGTACCAAGCAGGCCGATGAGGCCCTTATCCCACTCGTCGCCCTGCGCACCAATACCCGCATCATGCAGTCCCGCCATGATCGGCCCGGTGAGCAGTTTGCTGGGGTCCTTGTCTGACGCCACGCTCAGGGCGTTCCCGACAGCACCTGCTGCCGCACGTTCGGCGTTCAGTGCGCCAGTAGGTGCGCGGGTAATGTCAAACGTGGACAGGTCCGGGGCGAACGTGCCCTGAATGACACCACCAATATAAGAACCGACCGACGAAACCTTAGACGCAAGGCTAGAGAGCCAGTCGTTGCCGTCAGGCATTCAGGCTCCTTTTAGAATAGTGCGAGCAAAGCTGAGACTGAGTCCTTGTACGCCTGCGTGGCGTACTGACTCTGGCTCTCTGCGATGAGAGCTGGCAGGATCGGCCCGTAGCGCGCCCGAATCTCCTGCGGCGTGTCACCCTTAGGCAGGTTCAAAGCGTCGGGGCCAGCGCCCGCACCAACGGCGGCACCAGCAGTGACCGGCTCGTTGGGGTTCTGTGTCGGTGCACCAAACTCGGTAGGCATCTGCGGCGTGTCGGCGCCGCCTGTTGCACCCGTTGGTGATGCGGGCTGCCCCATCGGGGCACCGCCCTGAATGGACTGGAAATCCTTCTGCTCCCCATACTTCGCGTTGGGGAGTTGCATGTTTGGTTGCGGAGCGCCGTCAGTGCGCTGGCTCAAAGCGCCAGGACCCGACACTGCGGCTGGGTTAGTGGGCGAATGCAGCCCGCCACTAGGCATCAGGCCACCGGCATACTGCGCCGGACATTAGCGCCAAGAATTGGGTTCATTCCGCCACGGTTTCCCGCCATGAGGGTCAACAGGTCCGGTCGTCCCTGAGGAGGGCCACCCGGAGGGGCCATCGGGCCACCAGCAGGCGGACCTGCCTGCCCAGGCGCCTCAGAACCGGGAGGACCCGAAACCGGAGGAGAGGAGGGGTCTCCGGGGGCCGCAACACCGGGAGGCGCCTGGGCAGGTTCGGGGGGTGGTGGGGCAAACACCAGAAGAACAATGTCCTCAATAGCCTTACCCGACTTAATACCATTCGTCACAGCAGCCAAAGACGCAACCAGCTTCGACGGGTCAGCGCCCTGAGCCACCATTGTTGGCAACGCCTGAGACGCAGCCGCCAACGAATCCAACAAAGACTTGCGCATCTCCTCCAACTCAATCTTCTTCGTCTCCTCAGAAACGTTAAAGTTCGCTGGAAGGTTACGCATCGCATAATCCCGTGACAACAGTTTCGCACCATACGCTTGAAGGATGAAAATCAGACTACGGTTTGCGTCCACGCCCGCCAAGAAACCGTACCGCACATCAATGGTGTGGTCCCCCGCAATGTCCTTCGCGGGCGTGTACTTGATCACGTAAGGCACGCCGCCATCCTGCCCGCGAATCTCCTTCGCAACCTTCGGCCACAGCTTCTCATCCATGGCGAAGCAACGCTCAAGAACCTTCTTCAACGCAAACTTCATCATCTCCTGGGCTTGCGCCTGCTGCGCATTAAACCCATCACCAAGCGCATCAACCCCGGCACCCGTAATGACCGACGCGGAAGACTGCCCGCTACGAGCGTCAGACGACATGCCGCCACGCTGCATGTCCTCACGCAGCCACTCCATCGACTGAAAGGCCGCAGGCGGCACATCCACTTTCAGGCGTTGCACACCCTGTGGGTTGTTTGTCTGCAACACCGCGTCAGGACCAAACGCAATATCCGTTACGTCAGGCGGCACAATGATAGGTGCCCGCACAGCCTTGTCAGTAGCCTCAAGGGCAAGAATCTGGAACTCGTTGCGCGCAATCTGAGGCCACACAAGGTCGTCATACTGGCCCCGAATAACCTGCCCAAACGAACCATGCCCTGACGGGCGCGGCACACACACGTACTCGCACTCACCCGTAGGAGACTGGTACTCCTCAAGAATGAAATTGCCCAGATCGGGCAGGTACGTGACCGTGACATCCTTGTCCGACCACTTCACAACCTTGTAACGGTCCCCACCCACCAACGCACCAGGGTGCTTCTTACGCAAATCCTTAGCGGTCGGGTAGTCCGCCTCAATCTGGTTCGCGTAAGCGAAACTGATCTTCGCTGCCGCAACCGTGTCCATGTTGCGGTTCCACAAAGGGTAAACGTACACGGAGTCCTCGGCCCGGATGCGAGGCAACTTCGCATCCCAGTCCGGCTCAATACTAAACACAGCCATGCCGTGACAGTTATACGAATCAGCGGCGTCAGGCATCTGAGACGCAAGGTGGGAGTGGATAAGGTAGTTGTGGGCGATCTTCGACCGCTTATCCGCAAACTTCTTAGCCGCATCCGACAACATGGACGCGGCACTGCAATTAAACGACGGCAGGGGCGTCAACTTCGCGGCAAAGTCCCGCGCCATGTTGTCCACAATATTAGCAACAACCGGGCGGGGCCAATCCTCAGGGAACACGCCTGGTGCGATCTGGTCAAAGTCGCCATGGCGGACAGCACGAACCTGCACGGCGGCGTAGTCGCGGGTGGCGTACTGCAACGCCAGCGACTCAACCTTCCGCACAACGCTGTTGAACTTGTCCTGGTCCATGGTGTCCTTGCTATTTAAGTGACGGGGTCAGGCGGTTTTAAGCGGTCGGACCATGTAGATGCTCTGGATCGACACGAGTCCGACCGCGTCAGGGTGTGGGTCGTGGGCGAGTTGCCCGTCACGGTTGATGACGACGTGGTGAATGCCCTTGCCTCGTGGGCTTGGTCCCATTGCCAGCACGTGCTCGCCGGGCTCAGGATCGCAGGCTTCAGGCGAGGTCACACTCAGGCCACGGTCGTGCAACCAGAGCAACATCCGGTTCCACCAGTGCCACTCATTGACGCTGTCACCGTCGTGGTCAACGTGGTCCTGGACGAAATGCGGCACATCGTCCAGTGGCAGTTCCAAGAGGGCCGCGAGGGCGGCTTGCAAGCAGTTGCCGCGTTGCTGATCGACGGGCGATGCTGGGTCGTAGAACATGTCTTGAAGGACTGGTTTCAACGTCAGTCTGCCCCTCGCTAGTTAGCGTTTGCCACGTACTGCCTGCCCGCAGCCCTGCGGGATAAATACTTGTTCTTCACATGGGTCGTTTGCGCATGATCCCCGCCCGTAACATACAAACGTGCACGTGTCTCAGCGAACCACAACGCCATCGGGCCATCCTGACGGAGTTTCCCACCAGACTTGCCCGGCACCCACGTCACCAGTTGGTCAATCAGTGCTTTGATGCCCTGAGACGAGTCCGGGTCAGGCAGGTGAATGATGTTGTCACCGTTATGCTTCAACTTGCCGCCCGAAACCTCCGGGGACAAGCTGCCAAACAGACCCTCCATGGATGCAACCCCAAAATCCGGGTCGATCTTGTTGCGACCCGTGTAATGCGGGCTGATCTTAATACCCCGCTGCTTGCAATAAGCCATAATCCGCTCATCGTGATACAACCAGTTGGAGTAGCCTTGAGCCTCAACCACCCACTCAGTGATCCCATACAGGGGGGTCAGTTCCTCAATGCGCGCCGCATACCACGACGGCAACGTGTCAGACCCCATCCAGGCGTTCAAAACCCACCGCTCCTTGGTGCGCCGGTCAACCGCATACACCAGGAGGAACGCCAAACCAGTACCCGCAGGGTCAATAGACCCCATCACCTGCATGCCCTCAGCCCCAAACTTCGGGTGACCCCAAGCCCCGGCCTTCAACGGCCCAGCCTTGCGACGACCCTCCACGCACCCCCGCACACATTGGGAGCTGAACGTCATGTCGTCGCTGGTCTGCTGCTGCTGCCACACCAAAGCCCAAATCATGGGCCGGTTGTCAGCACGGGCCTCCGCACAAGACGGCCCATCCCATGCGGGATACATGCCATCCTTGTCCGGTTCAACCTCAAGGT